CAATGGCGCCCTCGGTTCCTACAGCTTTTGGATCTGACTCCTGCCAGACCATGATGCCGGCGGCCAGTGACTCGCTCACCTCCTTACTGTACTGGCCTCGTCTCAATGTTCGTTCAAGCTGACACCTGGTTGGAATGGCAAGGAACGCAGCCCTGCCATCCTGGGCCGGGATCGGGGTAGGTTTGTACCCGATCCTGGTGTGCCCGCTGAATGATAGAACATCTTTGAATAGGATGCAGAGTCCTGCCGAGTCCATGGTGATTACGTTGGCCCGAAGAGCAGCGTAGATCTTCAACGCACCGTCGGGCATAACCTGGTACAGGACGAACCGGCGGCCCGGGAACACCTTATAAATGCTGCGGTGTTCCAGGGCTTTGATGGTCTCTGCGAACTCAGACTTTTCCACATAATAATCTGTGGCTTCTCGCTCATTTAGAAATTCTTTTTTCAATCAATTCCTCCGATGCCTTAAGCAGGACTGCAGTTTGATTTACTATGAAGGCCTCTTCATCTGGTGACAGTCTGGATCTGAAGACGGTCTCAACCTTGTTGTTCTCCTGCTTGAGAAACCCTCGATAGTATTTCTCATGCTGGAGGGTTCTCAGGTATGAAGTGTACCAGAGCCCCTCTGACTTCCTGGCTGTCGGCCCCGGCGGGTATGCCCTACACAGCGGCAGCTCCTCGTCCAGGTTCGAGTAGAGGAAGTCACTGAACTTTCTGGGTGACAGCTCCTCCAGAGCAATCCGGATCGGCACCCCTCCAAGAGAGCACTCCAGGGTTTCCCTCCACAGATCCTCGTGGGTCAGGATAGATGTCCGCTCGATCTCTGGAATCGATTCGAACCCCTGCTCATACATGAAGAACGCATTGCAGGTTCTGGACATCAAGTTGAACAGGTACGGGTCATGTCCATAGATCATGAACAGCCCGGTCAACCCATTCGGTGTGTTGGCCACATACTCCTCTGGCCGCTTCGTTAGACAGTAAATCATCTTCTCATCTCCTTGTAAAGATTGAATTCTTTGTACAGATCCCAGTATAGCTTTGCGTCGGCTATCCTGTCGTAATAGTTCTCACCTCCATTTCTGGAGTCGTCATAGATGGATATCTGTGGTACCTGATCAGCATCAGTATCAAACTCCCTGATCGAGTTCCCCACCTTTAGAATAGCCCAACAGTAATCCGACACCGAGTAGGCATAGAAAGGAGGCCAGTCAGCAGACTCCTCCATGAGTTCTGACGAGTAGCTGTAATAGTCTCCATCATTCGTCATGTCAAAATACCTATCCCCGTCCCCGTCCCCATTATTAAGAATAATGAAGTCTGGAAGAGGAGCCTCCGCAGTTTCAAAAATCTCCTGGAACCTCTCGAAGTCAGCAGGAGCACAGTACAGTCTCAGTTGTCCCATATCAACCCTCCCTCATCTCGATGTAGAGTTTAACTTTCTCCAGGAGATCGAAGTAGGCCTGAGCTTCTTTAAGGTTTCTCTCATGAACTCCATCCTTGGTGACAGGAACGACGACGTTCCCATTCCCGTCTTTGTCCATGATGCGATGCCCCATGTTCATCATCACCCCGCACCCTGCTCCGTATTCACTTCCAGACCCGTGCTCATAGTAAAATGGTGGTACATCTGGAAGCTGTGCAAGCTGTGCAAGCTGCTCTAGCTCCGAGTAAAAGGCATAGTTGGCCCCCTCTACCACCAACCCATCAATATCTACCTTCTCCAGAAACTCCAGCAACAGTTTCTCATCCTGGTCCGCGCAGGTAATTTCAAAGTAGCATCTGTCTCCCATGTCACCCTCTCATTTGCATATAGATTTCGAATTCTTGTTTAACCTCGTAAAACAACAAGGCCTCTGCGAAAGCGTCATAATCCACACACCCTCCTTCTACCAGTGACTTGACAACCACCACTGGGTTGAACGCGGCGTCGGTGTCGAAGAACCGGAAGAACCCTCCTATGTTTATGGCCACGTAGGAGTATGTTGACGCACACTGGGCCATGAAAGGTGGAACTGGATCATTTCCCTCCATCATCTGCTCGATCTCGTAATAGTGGGAGTTGAACTCTGTGTCACAACTATGGCTATGATAAAAATGACCGTCCTCTGTCGACCACTCCACCTCGGCAGCATAATCTTTCGCGTCGTCCTCCCAGTTAAGGTTCATGAGTTTTTCAAGATCCTCTTTGTCAGCCGGAGCACACAATATCGTCACCTCGCTCATATCACCCTCTCATCTCGATGTAGAGATCGATTTCTTTTTTCAGTTCCCAGTAAAGCTCAGCAGCATTCAGCTGCTGGGTATCAAGGCCACTCTCTCTGTATGCCACTGTCGGGGTGCCTTCGCTGTCTCCTGGCATGATGGAGTACTTTCCATTGATCGCAGCAGCAGTTACCCCGGCGCCGTTGTCATCTCCAGCAGCATATACAGTCAGCGGCGGGCACTTTGGATTCTCGATAAGGTTACGCACCGGGCCCCACGCTGGGTCGTCCTCATAGTACTCTGTGAACAGCCCGTTCTCACAGTCCATGGAGTCGTTGTCGATGTCCTCTTCCCCCCACATCTTAATGAGTTTCTCTTTATCTTGATTCGCAACGGTAAAATAGACCCTACTCATCAGTGTCACCTCCGGGGCCGGATCGAGTCCGGCCCCTTCTTGAATTAGTATTTAAGCTGCAAGTTCTATCTTGTAGGACTCCCAGGCCTCCTCCTTGGCCAGTGAAGCAGCCACAGCCTCCAGGCTATTCATGGCTTCCTTGATGGTGTCGGCCCGGGTGTAACCTGTCCGGACCTTCTCCTCTCCAGCCTTCACCAACCTCAATTTGAAGTCGAAGAAGTACCGCCGATCAGGGACAATGTAACCTTGCTTGAGGTACTTGTCCCCTTCCTTGCCTGTCTTTTTCCATTTCTGTGGTGCCATTATATGCAAGTCTCCTCGTTGCCTGCAGCTGCGTTAATTACTTCTGCCAGTTTACATTTTACATCCAGAGGTAGGGTCTGATCCAGATTGAGCAACCGGTAGACCAGGATGTCCTTGTCTATGCCTCGCGCCTTCAACATGGTGTCCAGCTGGGCCTTCATTTTGGTGAAGGTCTCCTTGCGCTTCTTGGCCTCTACAATCCTGGCCTGCTGGGCTCTCTGGCCCTCTTCCTGCTGGTCAATGCCGCACACTTTTCCGTACAGCCACTTGGTTGCCAGGCTTCGTTGCCCTTTATCTTGAACGTTTGGATCAATGACAGTTACCACCTGCCTGTTGTCCTTGCTGGCAACGACCTCGTCTCCAGCACAGAGCATTTTGAAATTGTGGAAGTAATTGTATTTTCTGATACTTCCCGGAAAGGTTACAGATGCTACTTTTACGGTTGAATCGTCCATAGTTTCTTCTCCTTCTGATTTTTCTGAGTTTGGATAGCGATGAACTCTTGCTGAGTCTGAAGTCGGTCTGGCTCCGTTAAAAACGTAGGGGTGGACAACTGTCACGTTGCTGGAGTTTCTACAAAGATCCTCCCCCTCTTGAAGATCGTTGTAAGTGTGCCAATAATAATAGAGCTTCCCTCCAGGGGTAAACTCAACTGCTGCTACGAATCTATTCCCCATCTGGTATTTCCTCCTCAAGTCCTCTGGCTATCAGGTCAAGCCTTTTATCGATGGCCAGCTCATCGATAAAACTTCTCAGGACCTCCACCATCTTGTCTTTTACCTCACCGATTGAGCTGCGGTCGCAGGCTGTGAAATCAACGGCTACCAGGTGTACCACCCATTTACCTTGAAGGTTTCTGATAAATGTTACGTTGTGCGCTGGTCCTGGCTTCTCGAGACTGTGAATCTTCGCCTCGATGTAGGTATTAGAAGCTCCGTTTCCAAGTTGTGCTTTGATCAATTTTAATGGCATTTCAAACCTCCTTTTACCGCAGCATATAAGCTGCTTCTTCTAGTTTGCAGGCATCGGCAGCTTGCAGGCAGTAAGCAGCTTCAATTAACCTAGAGGCGATGTGCCCTAAGGTTGTCACCACCGATGGATCAGCACACCCTTCTAGGTCTACACCCAACACAGGGTTCCAGTTGCCGTTGTCGTCCTGGTGGAGACTCATGCTGTGTTTCCTGTTTGGCTCCTGTGGGGAGCTGAATTGGAACTTCATTTTAGCCAGCTCCCTCCCTTCTGGAGCCTTTAGCATCTCTAATTTTATTGGCATTTCAAACCTCCTTTAGATTATTTCCACAATCTCTGCCCACTCTGGGACATACTGTTTGGTAGCATCCGGCAGCAGCCCTACCAGAAGCGGAAAGGCAGGCTCGTCACCCCACTGTGACAGGTACCCATCTGTCAGGTAAATGGCAAACCTGGGCCGGATATTTTTCTCAGCCAGCCAGTCGTTCAGACCGTGAAGAGAAGTTCCTCCCCCGCCTGTGAAGACCAGAGAGTCTGGGTCAGGCATGTCTCCCTTCTCCCACTGGCCCACCATGTAGATATCAGTGTCGGCCGAGGCCAGGGTCAGCTGGACATCGTACCGGTCCAGGATGGCGAACACTTCTCCGAGCTGCTTACACTGCTCCTTCCTCCCGATCGATCCGGAAAGATCCATGATGATGACGCACTCCCCAAGCTCCTCTGAATCCAGAGTAGGGGCTACGAATCCGCGTTGCATTGCGGATCTGCTGAGTTTCCTGTAGGAGTAATCGTTCTTGGCATGGGAGTCAACGAACCTGGACAGCCTTGACTGCCAGTCAGTCTTGGACTCGGTCATCTGATCAATCATGGCCTCAAGTCCAGCAGGCAAATTCCCAGCCTTCTTGGCTGCGGTGGCTGCCATTCTGATTTTCGAGTTCAGATCCATCTCAGCAGCTGACATCTCAGCAGGAGATGCAGTCAGTTGTCTTCCGCCAGCTCCCTTTCCTTCCTGGTCACCCTTACCGCCACCGGCAGGGAGATCCTGGACGTCACCGAACTGCCCGTCTTCCATCTTCTGCTTCTGCTCTGGGGTCATCGAACTCGTCAGCTTGTGATAGATCTGCTCCGCAGTCATGCCTTCATACTGATGGTCAAGAAGCCAACCCGGCCCCAACTCGAAGCCAGCCTTGACCAGCATGAGATTCACTGCATAGTCACAGGCGAAGTTCCACACCAGATGGTTCCTGCTTCCTCTCCGGAGATGGTGCTTCAGGATGATGTGGAAGAGCTCGTGGACGATACCAGATCTGAGATGATTTGCTGAGAGACTCAGTACAAACTCTGGATTGTAAAACAGGCTGACCCCATCCACCGCCATGGTCTTGCAGGCAGGTTGCTCTACCACCCTGATAAGCATGGCCAGGGTTCCGAAGAAAGGACTCTTCATAAGCATGTAGGTCCTGCCACCACTCACTGCCATTGCTGCCTTCTTGTTCTTTACCATCATGTCACCTTTTGGAATAGGAAAAATCTAATCTTGTCACACCTGACCACCAACACCCTGTGAATTTTATCCAGCAGGCAGGAGTAAAATTTTACCCTCCCTGGGTGGTCAAGCATGTGGTTGCCTCGATCTTGTCGCCAGTCAAAACCCAGACTGACTTCGAGTGTCCGGAACTCCTCCCGGTCTACATACTTGAGAAGAGACCGGTACTCTATCACTGAGATCTTGGAGAGACGTCTCCTGGCTTCTTTAAGGCCAAGCTCGTCCCCACGCTTGGCCTTGTTGAAGTTCGTCTGGAGAGCCATTAGAACATACCCGACATCTTGGCCAGGATCTCATCACACTGAGCGGCCACGTCCTTCCTGATCTCCTCAGAGGACCGTACCTCATCCATCGTGAAGGTGCTGAGCATGTCCTTGATCTGGACTGTGATCAGATCCAACATAGGATCGTGCAGGATGTTCAGTTCCGGCAGGGTATCCACCAGCACCTGCAAACCCTCTACCAACGACTCACGGTACCGTTTCGTCTCAGGATCAGTCAATCTGTTGTGCAGTAATGAGATCCTGGTCTGGACCCTCTTAAAAAGATTCTCCGTTGCCTGCTTGAGCATCTCATTCTCTGCTGCTAGAGCATCGGCAATCAGCTTGTCGACCGACGCCGACTCGAAGCCCAAGTCATGGAACTGATTCACATCCGGCACCGGCATGAAGCTCACACTGATACTGAACTTCGACCGTAGATCAAACACGTCAGGGTATGCCGAGGAGTCGAACAGCTCACCAAGTGAGGAGTGGGCCTGCTCGATCAGGTTGGCGTATGACCGGACAAAATTGTCCACCTCTTTGTCCAGGTCGTCCCGGAACTGGGACACCTTGTCCAGGAACTCCTGGTACCTGGTCTTGGGGAGCAGACAGGCATCACCAAACCAGGGCACCGTGATGCCCTGGAGGTACGTCCTGAAGGCGGCCTGGACTGCCAGGATGGGTTTCAGGTGCAGGGGGTCGATCAGGGTCTTGACTACCCTGGCAGACTTCTCAGCCGCACCTTTCTGTTTGGTGAGCTCGGCGCCGGCCGACTTGTCAGTTACTTTCAGGGTGGTTGCCTGGACTGTAGGGACGATTATGATTGCGGATTCACTTAACATTTGTATCTCCTTTTGGATTTTATTTTTTGTACTTCCTGAGTGTCTCAGTCAACATCTTCTTGTACTTCTCATCTACTTCGTTGATCTCTTTAGTCCTGGCCTTGGTCAACTCCCGTAGGGCCTTACCCAGTTCTTGTCCATCCTCCTTGGTCAGGATCAGCTGAGGTTTGAAAAGCATCCCAGCGTAGCCGGTGGTTTTAACCAGTCCACCAGGGCGAAACTCATCAACTTCCTGCCCGAGTAAAAACGGGAACTGGTCGTGGTTCCAGAAGGCTATCAACTCTTGATTCACCATGTTCCTCCTCGGGGCGGCCGAAGCCGCCCCTTTCTTTTATCAGTAGGTGTAAGATGCGAAGAGCACCAGGTATTCATCCCAAGCAGGATTGCTGTTGACGATGTCAGGGCCGATGATATTGACCGAGGACTTCGTGAAGTAGGTGGCATACTCGGGCTGCAGGCGGCGAACAAACGGCCACACCCTGATGAAGTCACGCTTGGTGATCTTGTTGACCAGGGCACCCAGTGTAGCGAACATTACGGACGGTTCCTCTGGGATTGGCACAGTCTCCGGAGTATTCCGAATCACATTCAGATCCGGAAGTGACTTGTAAACCTGAAGGAAGGCGTAGAACTCACCGGCCGGGCCTTTGCCGATCAGGCCGGAGATCATCTCCAGCATGAGATCGTCAGGGCATCCAGACTTAAGCAGAGTGCTCGTCTTTTCCCAGGACGCAGGGTTGGCGAAGGCATATTCTTCGGTCTGCTTCTTGGCCTGCTCTGAGGTATCCAACAGGTCAGACTTCCACCGGAGGAAAGCCGGGATCATAGGATGCCAGTCATGTTTGTAAGCGTAAGCCACGGTCACATCCACGTCGGTGTCGACCGTGATGTGGAGGAGCCTTCTGGCCAGAGCAGTGGACATTCTCCCTGCTGCTGCGTTGTCCTTCCTTCTGTTCGATGCTGCCACTGGGAACCAACCAGGGTGCAGATCTGCAGTGCCGAGGTGACGATCCAATACCAAACCCTGGAGGACAGACTGAATGGCCGGCGCACAGTCCAGGATCTCATCCAAGAAGATGATGCCCTGATCAGGATGGATACCCTTGGCCACTGTCTCGAGAGTTGGAATCCAACCCTGTTTGACGTTCTTCATGACCGGGACGCCGTCCTCTTCTACGATCCAGCGAAGGTCGCCCATCTCAGAAATGTCTGCGGTCTGGGGCTTGAAGATGATGCAGCCGAAAGGTCTGCCAGACTCCGCTTCGAGGTCTTCTCTGAGCTGGCGAATAATCTCTGATTTTCCCAGGCCTGGTGAGCCACTGAGCATGGTTGGGAGGTTGGCTTTGTAGGCTGCTTTCAGGGCTGTTTTGGCTTGTACGATGTTCATAATGTGTCTCCGTTTGGTTTATTTGTTTTTCATCTTTTGATAAACAAGTCGTGATTCTATTTTTGGGTTGGCTTTCAGAAAATCCTTGATGTACTTCTCGTGTTCTTCTACCATAGGCCTGGTCTCCAACAGGCTGCAGTATTTGTGGTAGTTCTTTACTCGAATCTCTATGTACTCTACCAGATTCTCAAGGTCCCTGGATCTTAGAGCCTTATTCTGTTCTTCCCCGATAGCCCGGAGGAAGTCGTCATGGAGATTACGAGGGTCACAATCTGACACTGGGATCACAGTACCATAATGGGTCAGCTCATCGTGTATCACCCTTGTTTGCGCTGACGTTGTATTACTGTATGGCGTCGAGTTCAGAAGGAAAAACCTTACTGACCCGCTGTCCCACATCCTCCTTGCCAAAACATAATGGTAGCCAAAAGAATAGATCCTGTCGTCTTCTATAAAAAGACTGCTGTGTTCCGGCACCCTTGTCCCCTTGGCCAGGGCCTCACCGAATTCCATGTACGTAGTGATTTTTGATTTTGCCATTGACTTTGTCACCTCCTGACGTTAAAGTGGCTGCAGATTGGATGCTGAACTGCTCCCCCGCAACTCACAATGCATCTCGATTCTCCTAGAGGCCCTGGCTCGTAGCCAGGGCCTCAACTTTTTTAATCTTCCGGTACCGGAAACTTCTCCTTACAGACAGGGCACAGGCACAGCTGGACATACCGATCATCATCCCATTCAGAATTGCCTGGGATGTGGTTCCCATCAGCGTCGTCCATGTCCAGTACGTTTGCAAACTTCTTATTCAAGACGACACCACAGGTGGTGCAGCTGATCAGGTTCATTTACCGTACCTCCTCAGCATTTTGACAGCGAGTTCGACTTTGGACAGGGACTGATCCAGATCAAACTGATCGACCACCAGAAGCTCCTCCGGCTTATCCCAGTAGAACAACCCATTGCAACCCTCCCTGGATCTTGGTGAGCCACAGTTTTTGCACAGGGCTATGACAGCCAGCGATGAGTCTTTCAGGTCTGAGACCAACTCATGCAGAAGGATCTTATTTACCACAACTTTCTTTCTTTCTTTCTTTATAGCGGGCATTCTTTTCTCCTTATCAGAATTTTGTGGATCATATACGCCTCTACCTGCTCCTCGATGTGGGCCATTCTGCAGATGCAGAAAGCCAGGATAGCATAGGTCACGGCCCCAGGCACAGCCAGATCACCAGCAGCACACATAACCAGGAAGCACATGGACCACACCGAGTATAAAAACAGGGTGATGTTCTCAAAGTAACAGTATTTCTCTGGCAGCAGGAAGTCTGGCATGATAACCAGGTAAGTCTGCAAGGTATGCTTACCAATCCTCTCTTTCTTGTCGAGTATTCTTATAAATCCTTTCATAGATCCCACTCCAAATCCGCATCGTATCTACGAAGGAATAGAGTGCGGAGGTCTACCTTCGTGCTGGTGAAATCATCATGGAAAACATGGTAGTAACAACCTGCTAGTGGAGCCGAAACCTCCCTCTGAGCGAACAGCTCCCACTTATTGTGATAGTTGATTGACATTTCAAATATCCAGTCTTTGAAACTGGCTCTGTACTTCCCCTCCTCTGCTTTGGTGAACACTATCTTTTTACTCGGCATCTTTCCTTTGCTCAGGGCAGGTGGGTGAGGCAGGGCCAATCAACCCACACAGTTTTTCGTTCAACCGGTTCACACTCACCATCGGGACCGGGGCGAAATCAGGTTTACAATGAGCAGTGATCCACTTCTCGCCCTCCGGCCAGATAGCAAGGAGCTTTTTGTCAGTGGAACATGCGTTGAGGATGGAGTTGATCTCTTGTTTCAACTCCTTCCTCTCGGCATCCAGCTTGTCGCTGACTCTGCCGATTTCCTCAAACTCCCTGGTAAGCGGGTGGTCAGTTGCGAGTTTGTTGATTCGGTCGTCGTGATGGTACTCAGGAAGACTGACGTCTCCTGATTCAGATAAACTCCAGCTGTGGAAGTACTTCCCACCGCAATATCCATTTATCTCTGACACATACCGGAAGGCAGCCTTAGGTAAACTTTTCATTGCTTTCTCATGTTTGTTGTAAAGCTCCCACCAGAAATCGTTGGCGAATCTCACCTTCCTTCTGATAAGCTGGGACTTCCTATCTCCAAATGCATCTTGCAAAACGTGGGCTACAATTGCCTCTTTAATTGCGTTTGTCAGTCTCATTCGTGTCTCCTTTTACGATTAGAATTTTTGAGTCGTTCTTTCTGCTTCGGTAGAGGGTGTAGCGGCCGACGCCGGTATAGACCCGGTCAGCATACCCCTCTGCATTTCCTGAATAGGCGGCCAGGGACTTCTGCAAGTGGCCATCCAGCTTCTCCAACTTGGAGTGCAGGATCTCGCAGCCCTTCTCCAAGTTGTATTTGATATCGAACTTCTGGTTGTCATCAATGACTACTCCGTCCTCAAGCAGGATCTGCATCAGGCCAGCAGCACCCACCCCTGAGACGGAGAAAGGATCGAACCTGGACTCTGACTCGATCATCCCCACAAGTAGCTCCACAGGCAATCCTTCTGCCTTGGCAACCGATATAATGAGCTGGGCCATCATCTCTGCCAGCTCTACCGGCATTTTAGAGTTCCTGGCCTTCATGTACTGGGCCAGGATATTAATTTCCGGATCGATCTTGACCTCCTGAGCAAGGTGATCCTTGGGCTCCACCTTTTGGACGGAGGTTTCAACCACCATGATGATAACAGCGGCAATCACCAGTCCTCCGATTATGGCCTTTAGTGTCTTGGCCAACGATGAGTCTGATGTCTTTTTAACCGCTTCTTTCTTCGGTACCGGTATTTCTGTCATTTGAAACTCCAGTTCTTGGTTGAGGGTGAAACGGAAATTTTGAAAAATGAAAAGTTTTCACATTCCTAACAATCTACTTGATCATCACCCCGTATTCGTCAAAGAGCCAGTTGTTGGCCTCGGCTGTTTCAGCGAAATACTCGGCAGACGCCATCCAGTTGTATTCTGCCTCCAGATCCTTGTAAAGCTCCCGACACAGGCTCTTCCTGAGAGAGTTGACAGCCTCGCCGTACCTATCAGCTTTCTCATAAAACATCTCATGAGCCTCCACCTCCACAGTGATAGTGTTCTCGTGGAAGTAGTGGTGGTCACGTCTTGTGAGGGTGATGCTCAGATCATAGTTGTCATCCTGGATACCGAGCATTTCAGCCAGATTTGGCGTCATCTCGATCAGGGATTGAAACTCAGCCACGTCCTCAAAGCTCTCCCCACAATACATCAGGGTTGAGATCATCTTCTCGTTATCAACCCAGGCCGTGAAGCTGGCACCGTCACCTTGGGAGGAGAACCCACTGAAACCTATATCTGGATCGTTGAACCCCATGGCCTCCAGCCTCTCCTTCCACTCATCGATGGTGAAATCCCACCACTCGAAGTCGGTGAAGTTGTATGCCTCGACTGCTGATTCCTGGGCGTCCTCGCTCAGTTCTTTGAAGGTAAATTCGGTTTTTTCTTCCATAAATATCACCGTTTGTTTACATTTTGACATCGTATGAAGGTAATTACTTGATAACTTTCACAGACTTGAATGGGGCTCCACTCACAGACACTCCTCCATCTTCGTCCCTGGACTCAATCTCAAGGTGGCATGGACACCAGCCAGTGGATTTTCCAACGATAAATACCCGCTCGTCGTCAAAGCTGTCTACAACCCGGACCACCATGCCTTCTAGCCCATTAAGCTGCTCGGTCAGTCCAGTCTTGGATCTCCAGCCGGTTCTCTTATTCCTGGCCGCTCCTGCATCGAGAACCTTAAGATACTCCTGGTAAAGCAGCATCCGTCCTCTGTCTGTGAGTGGTTTGAAGACCACAGCCTTCTCTATTTTCATCTCCTTACACATAGCTTCATACCTACTCCAGCAGTAGTCGTATCCCAGGCAGGAGTACCCGTCACCGGTAGAGATAACGAACACACCTTGATCGTCGTTGAGCTTTACTTTCGTTTTCAAATCCATGGCAGTCACCTTTTGGTCTTACTTTTTAGTTGAACAGCAGATCGAACATGCCAGGCCTTTCCTTCTCTTCCTTGTCCTGCCTTTCGAGCTCTTTCCTCTCATCTTCTGAGATGTTGTCACAGTCGTCTTCCCTGTTCTGGAAGTCCTCCAGGTCGCAGTCCTCTTCATCAGAGTGCAGGAGGAAGAAGCTGGAGCTGGAGCTGGAGGATTTTTTGGCGGCGGTGGATTTTACTGTGGATTTGACTTTTGGCGTTGGTTTGACCGTGGACGTTGATCTTGACACCGACGGCCTGGACGATACAGACCTTCCTCCTGAACTGGACCTGGCCTCAGCATGGGAAAACATTGCGAAAACGAGCAGCATTGCAAGAGCGGCCAACATTGCGATAATAACATTTCTCATAATTTCACTCCTTTGTCTTCTGTTAATGAAAACTCCATCTTCATTCCAAGTTCCCCTGCCTTACGCAGGAGGGTTGCTACATCAGTGCCCTCGTTCATCAGGGCTTCGCCCAGATCAACAAACTTTTTCCCAGTCTGGTACAGATCAGAATCTGGAGGATGTTGTCTGGTGACCGAGTCAGCTGACCTCTCACACCATAAGCCGTTGCACTCTTTAGCTAAAGTCCTTACAGCCCTTTTGAAAACACCCCTGTCATCATCGTTGTAGAAATAAAACTCCATGTTGAGTCGTAGGTCTTGAGTACGGCCGTCTTGTTCGCTCATATTTTCTCCATTACGTCCCTGGCTGATAAGCTCTTACCGAGCTCAGATGAATTTACAACTGCATATCTCAGTTCTTGTTTATTGATCACTTTCCTGTCCTTCTGGGCCAGGCCCATAGCCATCTCCAGGAAGAGCTCAAGACACTTCTCCTTCAGCTTGATCATCTCCCCTATTGAGGATATGGCCCCGGCCAGTTTCTCTTCTGAAATGAGTTTTGCTGCTGATTCATAGTCCCCGCCGGCGATGTAGACCATGGCCGTCATGTCCTCGTCCCTCGCATTCAGGACATAGGGGCGGTTGTTCCGGAATATCATGTACCAGCCACTATGGTCAAAACCATAGGGAAGCCTCTTGAACTTGATCATGGATTTGTGGATGGCTCTCAGATCCTCCAGCCACTTTTTGCTTACTGGCATAATTAGTCTCCTGAGAAGGTTTTGTGTGTGCAACAGGTTGCAACCGCATCGTCAGGGTTTATACCCTCTGGCAGTTCTTTCAGATCCATCAGAATTTACCTCTGATTAAGGTTTTAAGTGTCACCGCCTGGTAGTGGTTACTCTCTAAAGCGACACAGATATGCCTGTCTGTCTGTGGGTACCCTTCATCGGCACGGTGGACACCAGTGTGAAGATGACCGTGGATATTCAAGTCGCACCCCAGGAGATCCTCCTTTGGTTCATGAGAGAGCAGCACCCTCTTTCCCAAGTAGGTCAGGATTATAAACTCAGAAGCGAAATCGAACCCATTCTCGATGTACCAGCTCGGCGGCTTGTCATGATTACCGACCGTCAGCCACATTTTTCCCAGGCAGAACCTCCGAAGGGTATTCAACCAGTATTTGTGGTCGGTAAAAGACACATCGCCCAGGTGAATGAGAACATCCTCATGTCTCACACAATTCCTGGTATTATTGAGAATTTTGTCTTCAAATTTTGGCGGCCGGTGCCCTGCCTTTACAATGGACTCATGGCCAAAGTGTGTGTCTGTAGTTATCCAAAAGTTCATCAGAATTTCCTCAGGTTGGTGATTTCTTTGGAAGCAGTCTGGTCCCTGCTTCTGATCCCGGCGGCGATGTTCTCCAGGGCCACCACAAATATTGCTGACTGGGGAGTATCTTCCCCGACGGCCCCGGAGTTGCAGAGCCAGGTAACTTCCTCAATAAAGCTCTGGCCGATGAATGGGACGTTTTTCTCAGCATTTTCAATGATTTTGGATTTCTCGGTCATTTCTTCTCTCCGTTGACGATTGCTACTGAAAGGCCAACAATAGTCAGGGCTAAAATAGCAGGCTCCTCACCCAGGTCCTTTGAGATCTCATCCATGGCTGCGAAGAACCTCTCCTCTGCCTTGGCCACCTTCCCCTGCTCTGTATAGGGCAGCTCAGCCACGCAGCCCCTCAAATATGTCAGCATTACCCTTTCGTTGCTCATACTATTCTTGCTCCCATCAGTTGAATTGCTGTTCTTATCCTCAAAGCCTCGCTCCAGACAGCTTTGAGGTCCTCTCCGGATACAGACATCCAGTCGTCATAGGAGGAAATACTGAATTCAAGATCACCACCATACGATAACCTTTTGGAGAAACCGACGACTCTTTCCGTGATCATATCATACTCCTTGGTGCCGTATTCGAACCCGGTGTTCCACTCAATCGAGACACTATGGGTAGTTATTACTTTAAGTTTTCCGGACATACCGCACCTCTCAGTGTTCCCTACCTTGTGATGTTGCGAGTATCCTGGCTGCGTTGATGTTCTGTATGGTCCTGGTCACCTCAGCTGTGACAAACGCTCTGAAGTCGTCCGGGAACCTCTCCGACAGGCAAGCCAGAAACCCCTGCATGTTGAAAGGCTTGTCGTGGCTTGAGCAGTACACGGCCAAGGAGGCGATGAAGAACACTGCCGATTCAGGGATGTGGACTTCTCCCCCTGGTTTGGTACCGTGGATGACGGCCAGGACATTGCAGCCTACCCCCTCAACGTCCTGAAGAGGCACCGGCTCACTCTCCGCTACCACAACTCCGTTCAGCCCGTAAGTGTCTTTCAGTTTTTTCAAGAAATCCTTGGAAACTGTGTCAATTCCGTTTGTCGGTTCGAGTTTCGTTACTGTCGTCTTCTGCATGGTTTCACCTCTTCGAATTTTGCTCCGATCACTGATGGATAGAAATCCAACATTCCTCTCACTGTCACAATATACACCCGGCCCGGGTCATTCCTCGGCTCCCTCCACCGGTGGAGAATCCCCGTCGTCCCGTCGTGGGTGGTCACCATCTGGCCCACTTTGGCCGGCTTTCCGTTTACTTTCAATATCATGTCTTCACCTTTCTTAATTTGGAGTCAGCTTTACCTTGAATGTCCCTATGGAGAACTCCTCAACTCCTCTGGTGTGTTTTTTAACCTCAGTGGTTGAGGTATCAGTTACTCTTTTATGCTTTCTGACCCAATGGACAATAGCCCTCTTCTTCTGGGCCTGGGTAAGTGGGCCATCACGAATTATGAACAGCTCTTTGTATGAGTCCAAAGGTACTGGGAATTTTACCTCAAGCCCATCTGACAAAGAGGCAAGCATGACATCTTTTCTTATAGCGTCCTCAATTATGGACGCGAAGAGAGTACCAAATCCGTCTGCATGGGCTACTATTTGCCCACGCATTTTTACAAGGACCTCCCTTCCCAGCGCATCAAAAGCAAGTAGCCTCTTCTGGTAAATAGGGCGTAGGTCGGCACTAAATACTTCAGTATGAGACTCATACCAGGCATCAACTTTTCCCAGTGGTACAGCCCCCTTTGGTGCACGATTTAACTTTCTGACACCGAACCATTTAACTACATTTTCAGGTCCTATAAAAACACAGATTTCAGCCTGGTCTTTATAAACCTCTTTCGGGTGGTAGAGAAGATATTCGTGGTTTGTAGCAAACAATCTACCTGGCCCGTCTTCTCCCAACTCATAAGTGAACATCGACTCCGGATACATCCTCTCAAAGTGGAGAAACTTTCCCTGGTCTTCCATCCTTCTTGGGCCACCGCCTCTCCTGCCGTTATCAAACCTAAGGTTTTCTTGAGTCTTAGCCCTGTCTGCGTCGAGCAGGGTAAGTATCAAAGTCTCAACTACATCGATCGGTTCCTCTGTCATATTCTATCCTCCTCGTAATTTCGCCGGCTCCCGACGAGCTCAGCACAACTACGAGGCCCACTTTCTTCGGAAGCGGGCCACGAGTGAAGATCCAGCCGACAGATGGCCGGATCTTCTAGGCGCCTGTTTTCAGGCCTGGGTCATATCGTCCTCCATTCGATTTGATAGGAAACTAACAATCTCTTCTTTGCTGCGAAAATGGTTTGGTTTGAAGCAGGAGCACAAGATCAAATTTTAATTACCAGTAATTAATATCCGCCCATTGGTTGTCTACCTCCTTTTCTTGATTTCATCGCAGTAGCATGGAGCACCTCCACACTGTTTACACTGTGCAATGCCAGGTTCAAGTCTACCCACTCTCTTGACCCTGACGCCGCATAGCGGGCAGAATGGATAGTATTCAGAGACGAACCTGAATGTGTAGCTGCATTTCTGACACAGCCCCACTCTCGGTGGAGTGTCCTCCCCAATTAGATTGAACTCGAAGTCTATTCGATAATCAGGTTTCATCGGTCATGCTCCATAGAACTTGTTTTGATCTGAGGCCAGGGTCTCTTTCGAGAACTCCCGTGATTGTTGACTCCAGGATATCGATCGTATTCACATATCTGTCGGTAGTAGTGGCGTAGATAATGGATACCCTCTTTCCAGGGACAGTGACTGTGGTGAGTATGAAATACCTGTCTTTCCGTAGCTTACCCTTTCTCCTGGCAACCTTATCGAGCAGGCTCATTATCTCAGGGCACCAGTAACCTTCTTTTATTGCCATCGTCCATCATCTCCCACAGAATCTGTGCTTCAAGCAGTTTTGGATATGAGTTTAACACCCTAGTGACAAAGTCCTGAGGTACCGGGATGTCAGCAGACACGTTGTGTTTAAGATCAGTGACGGTGAGCACCGTGTCTCCGTTGTCCTGGTCAGTAGACACCAGACGTTCCCACAGGTACTTTTTGTCGTAACTGGACTCGGCAGACAATATAGCCAGGTTCCAGATCCTCTCCATTACCTCCGGACAGTACCTCATGGCGCCAATAATCTCCGTTTATTGCCATCGTCCATCATCTCCCACAGAATCTGTGCTTCCAGCAGTTTTGGGTCTTTCCGTATTTCCTCCTGAATTTCCTCATTCATAAACCTGTAGCCAGACGTTAGGTTACGCTTCAGGTTCATGAATTTGAACGCCGCCCCAATTTCAAACTCTGTGACCCCTATATAGACCCAGTCATACTCTGGATGTTCTTTGACCACTTTCATGTAGGAGGCATCTCTGAGAAGACCAATAACATCCGGACAGTACCTCATGGCGCCACCATCATTTCGTTGAAATCGTTTCCGGCCCTATCGGTCATTTCCCAGATCAGCTGCTTGTTCAGCATCTCCCTGTCAGATGCGATCAGCTCTGTAATTTTCTTGTAGGTGAGCTGAATCTCCAGTGAAGCCCCCATGTAGGCGAACAAGAAAGCAATTCTGTCTATATGAGCCACAGCACCGGCCGGAAACCACGGAACCTCCTTCCTGGACTCATTCGTCATCAGGGCCTCTCTTTGCAGCCAATCCAGCACCTCAGGACAGTACATCATGATCAGTCCTCCTCCATGAAAGAGTGCAAGACCTGGGCAGCCTGGAGCTTTGGCCTGGTATCCAGAAGGTGCTTTATCTCAGATTCTGAGACATAATACTGTTGCACCCTGTTCACACTCACCATGACACCTCCCATATCATCAGGCACGAAAGATTGAAGAGGTCCATTCCCCATCAGGCCCAAACACCTCCTGCCATAACTCACTATGGCCCATCTCAGATCGTTGCTGATTTCCTCAACTTTCATCTTGCATCTCCCATACTATTTGAGCGGAAAGGATATCTGGGTTGTCCTCGTAGATCTTTTTCAGAAAGCTGGCTGATATAAACGCTTGTCCAGCCAGGTAACCAATATGATTCTTCCTCTCTGAGTTGTCCCTGTGATCCACATACACATTCTCTGGGAGCCTGACCTCAAGCTCGTCCTTAAGCTCAGAGATCTTTACCTTGAGCTCATGGCATGCATTCAGGAACTCGTGCTCGAACAGGTTGCTATAGACTTTCATCTTGCATCTCCAATAAGGTTTGGGCGCTTTTTATCTCATAATGGTCGTCAAGGATCTTTCGGTACCTGGTTGGAGTCATCCGGCAGGTACGTACTGTTGAGCCAGATACATCTTCGTCATCGTCCAGTATCAATTTGTGAAACATCATGTAGGTTTTGGTGGCCCTATACCTCTCCTGGGTTAGATAGACAGCCAGCTCTGGGCTCAGTGGGACTACGGTACGCATCTATCATCTCCATCAGCATATATTCTGATTTGATTTCAGGATTAGAGTCCAGGATCTCTTCCCACTCCCGCTTCGAGATGTGGATGTTCATCTGTCTTCCTTCGGCTGGCTCTAAGTCCCCACTCCACACGAATACCTTAATTACTGGCGAGTTGTAAAACCTCACGTTGGCCTTCTCAGCATAGGCCAGCATCTTCGGGCCAGGGTAATAGGAGAAAAGAACCACTGGAGAATCATATAGGGATTCCAGATATTCCTGAGAGTCCATCTCACCCCTCCATATCGATGAGAACCTGAGCCGATTTGAGTTTTGGATCCGACTCCAGGATCATCCGGTAATAGACCTCGGACATTTCACAGACATCCACGCTGTATCTGACCGTCGATACCTTGTCGGTTATGATCAGCTTTTTTATGAAAAAGATCGGCTTCACTCCGAACTCCTTGGCCTTCTCATTATTCAGGTATTTGGCCAGCTCAGGGCTCAGTTTTATTTCTCTGTCATCTCCCATAATATCTGCGCACTCCTCAAGGTTTGATTTTCATCCAGTAGCCTTTTTAATAGTGACTCTGGGATGTAGATGGAGCTACTTCTTAAGGTTTCTCCAGCAGGACTCCAGACAACAGTTATCCACCGACCAGTTGATTTGATCACGTCATCGATAGTGAATCCATCCCTGTTCTTGAGAGCTGTACCTACTTCTGTACATACTCCAACAAGGTTGGTGGGTGTAGTAACAGTCATCTCTGCATCTCCCACAGGACCTGGGTGGACCTCAGTCCGTTGTCGTTTATCATTACGTTGATGTCCTCCATGGTCAGGTGAAGGCTCCTATATTTTGCATTGGCTTCTGTAACTCTCCTATCCCCGTAAAACAGTTTCAGCTTCCCTTCACCGAAATCAGTAGCCTCGTTAAACAAGGTTATTCTGGTTGATGCCTTGGGCAGCCCATATTTTTCCCTGGCGCCATAGTCTGCCAACATATCAATCACTTCCTGACAAAATGTGCTGTTCAGCCAGAGGTAGTCATTGAGCTTCATCTCGACATCATCCACAGAACCTGGGCGGATCTGATTTCAGGGTTAAGCAGAAGATCCTCTACGACCCTCCACGGGACCACAACTCTGACGTATTTTGTTGGCTTAATCATAGAGTCCCAAGTTGGAGTGCTCTCTATCTGCCAGATATTTTTGAAATTAAGCTCCCTTTCTGGACCCATCCTGAACTTCACCTCTACGGCCCCGGCTTCCTCCACATTCACCATCATCTCCATGTGCCAGTAAGTGTGGGTTTTCCCAGAAATCAATCTGGCCCGGTCCTCCACTGCATGGGTCAGTTCTGGGCAGAAATCTTTTACAGGTATCATTTTCCCTCCAGCATTTGGTTGAGGATATACTCTTCCCTGATGTCTGGCCTGGTTTCCAGGATTATTTTGAAGGTACTCACGGTTAGGTAGGCGTAGACTGGACCATAAGTGTCTGCAGTTTGTGCATCATCCCACACCAGTATTTCCTCTACAAGGCGCCTTTCCTGCGCTGCCTGCCATGCTTGAAATCTCTGGAAACACAGATTAGCCAGCTTCGGGTGGGTTGCACTTGGTAACCGAGAGATCAGCGCATTTCTCAGATTGGGTAGCTTATCCAGCTCGTCTACTGTCATTCCTTCATCTCCAGGTACATCTGTTCAGATTTTATGTCCGGACGATCTTCCAACAGGGCCAGGTACCTGGCCTCAGTCATGAAAATATCACCCCCAAGGCCAAACAGAGGAGCAGTTTCTGCGCCATCCTCGAGGAACACCTCCTTGGCCTTCAGATCCTTACCAAGATGAGGCAGCCTCAGTTTGAACCATGCGTTGAGTTTCTCTCCACACTTAACTATTCTAGCACTCATCTGCCTTTATGGCCGGGATGATTACCAGCGGCCCTCCAAAGAGTTTTTCAGCCTCATCCTTATGGATCTCGTTCAGCATGTGGGAGCACTCGTCACAGTACCACCAGCCAGTTGATCTGTTGTACCCGATCGCCGGCCGGCTCCGACATGCCATCCTCGCACATTCCTCACCCGGGCCGCCCTTCTGCCCGATCCCACCACGCTCTATTGTCATTTCATCATCTCCCAGAGCACCTGAGCACTCTTCAGTTTTGGATTTGAGTCGAGAATCTCCTTGAGCTTGTCATCGGAGATGAAGAATTTGGTGTCTATCGCGTGGAAACTATTTGCCTGGACAATCACCTCTCGTATCCCCCAGTAACTTCCTACTGACGTAACCCCTTTCTCCTTCCTCTTGTCTTCCAGATATTTAGCCAGCTCAGGGCACACTGATAAAGTTGTCATGATCCCTCCAGCATTTGAGCCAGGATATATTCTTCCTCGATTTTTGGATTCAGTTTGAAAATCTCAGCCAGAGTTGCTATGGAGATGTGGGCGGTCACCGGACCATACGCTGTTGCAATTACCCGGTTGTAGATAAAGATCATGTTGACAGTCCAATTCCACGAGTCGTGGCACCCTACTTTGTACCTGGCCAGGAGCTCTTCCGCGAGAAGCCTGTGTATTGTTGGGCTGAGAGTCTCACTCGCTGACTCGTCCATATAATCAAGCATATTTATTCCTCCGTCATAGCCAGGTACATCTGCTCAGACTTTATAATTGGATACTCCTCCAAGAGCCTTAGGTATGTCCGCTCAGACATCCAGCACTCACTTTGAAATCTACGGATCTCCTGATTTTTGTATGTCACGAATACCGTCACTTGCTCGATCACAGGAGCAATCGGTGAACTCGGAATCTCCTCATCGATCCACTTGGCCAGGGCCGGCCCACAGGCTACTTCATAATAGTTCTCCATCGTGCATCTCCAGGTACATTTGCTCTGATTTTATTTCTGGGAAATTCTCCAGCATCCATTTGTACTTTGACTCTGGAATGTAAAGCACCGAGGCAAGGAGAAATGTGGCCTTGCCGTCTGGTTGGATTACTGCCCTTGGCCAGATCCTCGATTGGGTTATGGCCGGGTAGAACTTCCTGATAAAGCGTTCTTTCAGGTGTTCACCGAGAATTATTTTGTAGTCATTACTGGGCATCGACCATCTCCAATCAGTCATTAAGCATCTCCAAAAACATCTGCTCTGACATTATCTCTGGGCAGTTTTCGAGCATCTGTCTGTATTTTGACTCTGGAATATAAGCCCTACCTCCAAAGGTGAATGGCACCACCCCATCTGGCTGGATTATTGCTTTAGGCTGCAGCATCACTGTGGCCAGGTTTGGAAACAACTTCCACAGCTTCCTCTTCAACTGGAGACCGATCTGTATTGTGTAATCTCCAGGTCTGGACAGTTCTCTAGCCACGTTGCATCTCGAGTAGAGTTTGAGCGGAAAGAAGATCCGGATGTTCCATCAAGAACTGCTTCCAGGACTCCAGGTGCATGTACATATTTGGGGCGTCAATGAAGCACACCCCTACCGGCAGATCGTTATGAAAATAGATTCGAGGGTGCTTCTTGTTGAGTAGATGGTCCAGTTTTTTCCTGATGTAGGAATCAACCTCCAGACAGATATGTCCTGTGAAAATCGACTGGAAGAATATTCTACCCTCCAGTACCATTTCTCTCTCTGACTCCCTCACAAGCCTCGTCTCATATCCATTCACAATCACAAGATTTAATGTTTCAACTTTCATTTTTGCATCTCGAATAAGGTTTGAGCTGATAATAGATCTGGGTTTTCAGTCAAGAACCGCTTCCAGGTTTCGGGGTGAATGTACACGGACGAGAACATGCCCTCCCCTCCCTGTTCCTCGTCCTCATACTGGACATGATCCAGCCACTTCCATACTGGTGCGTCGTCAACTATAAATAAAACCACACCTGCGCCGAACTTCTCCTCCAGTGCATGAATCACTTCTGGGCATGCTCTTGCCCTAGACCGTAGGAACCAGTTTTCAGTCCTTGTTATTATGAAATCTTCATCCTCTGTGAATAAGACAAACTTTCCTTTTTCGAATGGACTTTTGTGGTGGTTGTTTCTTCTGACCAGGATATGGTCATACGGATTGATTGATATTTTCATTTTTGCATCTCGAATAAGGTTTGAGCTGATAATAGATCTGGATGTTCCATCAGGAATTGCTTCCAGGATTCAGGATGGCAATACAGATCAGTCAGCTCTGAGTAGTCATTTTTCCACCAAATTACCTTGGGCAGATACTCACTGATGGTGATGTAACAGGCCAGCGATCCGAACTCCACCCTGAAATACTCATAGACCTCTTTACATAAGTCCCCTGATGCATACTCCCAAGCCTTTACATACGGGATTTTGAATACTACTTGCCCGCCGCTGTGGGGCCTAAAAAGCATCATACCGGATGTTGTAAACGTATCTCTGGTAATGGTTTCAACTTTCATTTCAATCCACTCCAGGAGGATCAAACCGCATCATGTTTGAAGGCCCGAGCCCGTAAGGCTCTACCATTTCATCCAGGATTTTCAGTTCTTTGAAGATTCTGTGTTTGCAATCGATATCGTCTTTGAAGTCATGCTTGCCGACCTTGCTGATCAGCCATGTGTTGCTCATGTGACCGGTGGCCAACACCACATTATGCTTGTTCACCCGTTCCTGAATCGCGGTGAAATACTCATCCTGGAGTTGTTCCATAAGAAGATCCAGCTTCTTTAGGGTCTTCTTCATGTCTCTTTTTATAAGTTGGCTGGCTGCGCTCATGAGTTCTCCATTTCAAATAAGGTTTGTACCTTCACTGTTTCAATTTTCATTTTGATAACCGGTTTTTAATTTTTGCACTCCGAGTGCTTGGCGGTATGGCACTTGACGCACATCAGAATATGACTGGCAGAGGATATGGCCTCGTCTTCAAATTCCGCAATAGGCAGAGTGTGATGGAGTTCCACATCGATTATATCTCCACACTTTTCACAAAAATTATAACCAAATTCGTCACATTGAAGTTGCTTGAGAACGTCGTTCTGGCAGGATCTGGCACGAGCTGAGGCTGGGATTTGGTCTTTTCTTCTGGTCCTTTGCTTGAATATTGGGCAGGCTTCCTTGCAGGTTTCTGAGCAGTAGAGGTGGTATTCACTACCAAGACTACCAGCTACACCTCTAAATACTTTTGTTCTGAGCGTAATGTCTCTGCGTGTGGGTAGAAATCTTTTCTTGCAAAACTTACACTCACACTCAATTCCGCTCTCAGTCATGATTGCGGTGGCGTCCACAGGTAGCAGTCCTAGAAGATATTTGGATCTGGACGGAACAAGGCCATTAGCTATTGCTTCTGTTTCCTTATTCTTATTCTTATATTTTCGTACCCACTCCTGGCGTTGTTCTCGCTTGATCTTTTTCTCTTCTTCCGGCAATGCGTCGAATTTAGCTTTGGTTTCAGCTTGGATTTTCCGTTTATACTCGCGGTCCCGTTTCTTAACCTCCTCCCTTTGCTCTTCTGACATTTTAGCCAGATGTTTCCTCTGAGCTTTAGCTCCGTAGTTAGGGTTCTTATTCAGAAAGCGCTGCTGGGTTGCTTTTGATTTTTCTGTTTTTCTGTACTTGTTCTGGGAGGCTTTTACCTTTTCCGGGTTATTTGCTCTGTATTCAGCGGTTAATTCATTAAGACACAACCGGCATCTACGGCTGCCTGGTCTAAACTCTGATATAGGCTTCTCTTCACCACACCTTGTGCATATCTTCATAATCAACCTCTGTTCAGAATAATGAATGTTGTACTTGACTTTGAACAGGTTACCATCTATCATGAACCTCTACAAGGACTTTTTCATTATTGTAAATATTAAACAGGGGGACGGGAATGAAGTTAGAAGAATATCGTAAGAACAACAGCTTAACTTATGACGACCTGGCAGCAAAAATTGGCCTCAAACGAGGCGTGTTATACAATATATGCCAAGAACGAGGAGAGATCACACTACAGAATGCGATGACCATCGTTCAAAAGACTCGGGGTAAGGTGAAGTACCAAGATCTTATTTCAACCCCGAGAGGTTAATATGTCCGAGATAATGTTGACGTTTAGTGAGCTCTGCGACAAGAACAAGGCAATTTTCAAGAAAATCGAAATCCAACCTGATGGCAGTTTGAAGAAGTCCAGCCAGGCCACCATCTCCCAAGGAATTGCGTCCACTGTCGAGATGTCCCCTGAGGATTTTGCTCAGTATCTCACGGACTTAAGCTACCGCCCAGCAACCTGTATCGTCCCGGCCATCTGGCCAGCAGGCGATGATTTTCTGGAGTACGACATCACGTTGGCTGGGAAGGAAGACCCAGAGAATGGCGTTGTCTCCCGATCATCCAAATTTTTTAGATATGCAAACAACGATTCTATCTCGCTCATGCTCCTTGATATCGATGGAGACTATGACGCCGGCCAGGTCGACAAATTCATAAGCCTGCTCGAAAACAGACTGGAGAACTCCTTCATCTCCAACGGCTCCAAGAAGATCATGCAGTTCAGAAAGGCCTCACCATCTGCCAGGGTCAAGGTCTCCGGCCGAACCGGAACTGGACTCCACATCTATGTCCCAGTCCGCAACATGCGGGCCGAACTTCTTGAACAGATCTTCAAATTTGCCTGGCTCAACTCCTGGTCTTCCCACATCATCACCAAGGCAGCCACCGTCGAAGCCCGTAGTATCATTGACGAAAGTGTCAAAACCGCCAGCCGATTGATCTTCGAAGCTAACCCTGAGGTAACCGGCCACACCGAACTTGTAGAGCTGGTCGAGAGAGAGTGCCAGTTCATTGACGGCTCGGTCATCGACTGTGACTCCGCCATAGCCATCCTCAAGGACGAAACCTTCTCTTACAATTCCAAATGGCAGGCGTATAAGCAGGAAATCTTCCGATCCCCAGACTATGTCTCTGCCAAGATTGCAGCTGAGGAACGAGAGACCCTGCGTCTCGCCGCCACCGGCATCGACCACAAGAAGGCAGGCCACGCCGCCACCCTCCTGGTATCAGATCACATTATCACTTCCGACGATTTCCTGACCCGATCAAACGGCAGCCAGGTCTCAGTCTATGATATCCTGGTCGACCGGGACAGCTACCGCGACGAGAAAACTGCCAAGGGCTTCCAAGACCCGATCAGTCCCAAGTCCGGCACCAACAAGGCAATGATCATGGCCGACGCAGACTCAGTCCGCCTGAAATCCTTCGCCCATGGCGGCCTGTACTATCAACTCCGCTTCAGTTATGAAGGCCTTGAGAGATGGCTGGACGAGGCCTCAGTCGATGAAGTCCTGGAGTGCTGGGGCTCGTTTGCGTCTCAGTCCACCATGACCACATCCCAACTCAGCCGCCTGACCAAGATCGCAGCCAAGAAGGTCGGCTCCACCGCCACCGATTTGAAGGCCGATGTGAAAATATCTTCAGCCCTGAATGACGCAGCCATCCGCCAGGCAGATGCGGAAGAGGATGGGGAGAAAGACCCATGTGCCCTTCTCAAGGATGCGACTCAGGGTGAAATAGCAACTGACATGGTTCGTCACCTTGGCCAGTGTCGATCGTATGGCTCCTTCTTTTACGTGGCTGGTCCGAACCATATTTGGAATCAGGTCCGTGATGATGTGATCCGAGAGAAAGTCTCGATCAGATTTTCTCACTGTCTGGTTTGCAAACGGGGTGGAGATTACACAGCCATCCACAAGCTGGTCATGGCCAAGGAGTCCGCCTATGTGGAGGAATGGCCAATGATCTACGGTATCCCCTGCTCTTCGAGTTTTCTCCAGGTCGGCCAGGACTGCGTTGGCTCAGTCGGCAGCACTCACGGAGAGGGCGTCGGCGCTTCCTGGACCCAGTATTGCCTGGACCTTGGCTGCAGATTCAAATTGAAGTTCAACCCTGACTGGAGTTTGGCAACCCCATATTGGGACAAGGTTCTGGCCAACGTGGTCAATGTCAGGGCTTTTCAGCAGGCGTTTGGGCTTGCTCTGTGTGGGTACCTCACCCGAGGCGGCCAGATGGCCATGATCCTCAAGGGCGAGGGTGGAACCGGCAAGGGCACCACTAATAAGGTCCTGACTGCGATGTTGCCGACTGGGTGTACCTCATCCGTTTCCTTCGAGGATATGTGTGATATGGTTAAAGTTCATCCTCTTGTTCACTCTGTAGTCAATTTCATTCCTGAGATGAAGAAAGGCGGCAAGGCTCAGGCAACGGAAGGCTTTAAGATGGCAACCGGCGGTGACTCGATGAGGGCCAGACGTCTTTATATGGACGCTGTGGATTTTCGTCCCAACGCAGCGCAGGTGATCAATATTAATGACTGGCCAGTTCTGGACTCGGCCGGGGAAGAGATCCGGCGCCGGGTGGGTCACTTCATAATTGAGTTCAGAAAAAACCACGTTGAGAAGATTGACAACCTGGAGGAGAGGATCATTGCCAAGGAGTTACCTGGGGTACTGGCCTGGGCCATCGATGGCATCGTTGATTACTTTAGGAACGGGATTGATGATCAGCATTCTCTGGAACTTTTTGGGAAATGGGTTTCGAGTTTCGATCCGGTTTCGTTGTTCATTGAGGAGTGCATGGTGTTTGACCCAGCTGAGAGGGTTAAGCGATCTGTGGTCCTGGATGTCTTCTCTCGATTCTGCGTTGATTCTGGCTATTATGTTCAGAAAAAGGGCCAGGTTTCGGTCGAGATGGAGAAGATGTTTGGGGCTCCGGTCAAGTATAATGGTCATTGGGTTTATGCTGGGGCTACCCTCAACGACGAGGGAAAACGTCTCGCAAAGTTGTTAGGAATTTCGAAGTGAGGTCTGGGGCGAAAATGAAACACGACTTGGGTTCGGAGATGGAAATTTTTAGTTTTTTGATTTTTGATCTGAGTCGTGTTGAAAACTGCCTCTGCGTTGGGGCTTGGTTGGGGCATGCTGAGGGCAGAATTTGGGGTTTTTTTTCTTGTTTGATTCCGGATGCTTATGCTCGTTTGGGGCACTTTTTTCTTTTTTTATTAAATAATGGTAGGATTTGAAAAAAAATATATAATATAGAGATAAATTTTTTTTTCAATATAGAGATAGTTTTTGAAAAGTTTCGCCCTAAATGCCCTAAAAATTGCTAAGTGCGCAAAGTTCCGTGTCCGAGATTCTCAAGTTTCGCCCCAAACTTTCGCCCCAAGCATGCCCCAAAATTTATTTGAAGTTAAACCGGCACTTTACGCCAAATTAAGTATTTCGCATAGGAGAGGCAATGGAGCACATGGAAGAGCTTGAAAAATTGTCTGTAGGACTCGACGCACTAATGGTCGTTGAGAAGCTGCAGGGGATTGCAACTCGATTCTTGGAGATTGCAGAAACAACCCAGAACACCACGACAGCTGCAAGGGCGTTGGATGTTTTTCAAAAGGCAAGGGAAGCTGGCAAGAGTATCATTAAAGAGTGCATGGAAGAGAAGTTGCCGTCTGAATATTTGAGATCGATATCTGAGCCAATGCTCAGATCCAAACTTTTTTCTGGCTACGTCAGTTTCTGCCAGGTTCACAAAATTCCTCAGTACAACAAGAGAACTTTTTTCGCCATGGCAATCTCGTTTGGTTTCCAATTCAAATATTACAACGGCAACTGGATGGCATATACTCCTCAATCTCTTCCAAAGCCATACAATCGCAAGCCAGCTCAGATCGAGGCATAAGTCATGCAGCCTGCCGGCGGGAAACTTCTGACTCGATATACGAGTCGAAGTTTTCCTCGATCTGGCGCTCCTCAATATGGGCGAGGAGCAGAATGTTAATGACTTCAGACTCGGATATCAACCGAGCCTGGTATAAGTTCCTGATCTTTTCCAATTCTTGAGGTTTCATTCTTTCCACCTCCATCTTTTCAAAACTTTCTTGGGCGGATTGATCTTTGTCGAGACACCACACCTTTCACATTCCAGATAGCGTCCGCCACCATTCAGAATCATTATTACATCTTTTCCACCACAACACGGACATATCGGTTTCTTCATGATTTTCCCTCAGGTTACGATCCGGATTTGAAATCGAATTTGAAATCGAATCCGGATCTTATTTTTCGTCTTTTACCTGCCATTTATAATTCGCTGTGCCTGTTTCACCGCAGGCTCGTAGACTATAGCGTCATCTCCATACTGCATACCAACAAGCAGGGTGTTGGTCAAATCGCTGTAGTCTTGATGACTACCAGCGCCTGCCAACAATTTGTTGGCATATTGCCGAGCTTCTCTCAATCCTCTTTCTTCGCTGGTTTCTTTACTCTTTCTTCTAGGCATGGTTTCACCGTTTGTGGTTATTAAACAACAAAGCCCAGGCGATTTTCTGCCTGGGCGCTTCTTTTCTTTCTTCTTACTTCAAATTCTTCCAGCCTACTGTGGAATCAAATATTCCACCAACCATTTTCAAACCCTTGACTTTTCCGGGTCGCTGCTGGCCAGCCATAAAGGCTTTTCTGACTTCACCGGCTGAAAATCCAGCCTCAGTGTGTGGACAAGGCACCGCCAGCTGGGAAAATCTCGCAAAGCCTTTTCCCATTATCAGCCAGTCTCGTGCCGCTTTCGCTGCAGGAGTCTTAATACTGTGCCTTATATCGAGCACAGTCATTTTGCTGGCCTCAGCCAGCCCAACTATCTTTGCTCCGCTCAAGCGGCTAACCAAGGCTTCAGGATCAGCAACCAATGCACCTCGTCCGTTCAATGTTACGATCTTCATAATGTCACCGTTTGTTGAATTTTAATTACCGGTAATTAGAAATCATTACCGTCATCATTTCAGTATCTCTGTATCAAGGACATAGCTTCGCTGGGTTATGTCACTGATATAGAGATACTGAAAATGCTTGCTAGGCATCTTCAGTAAATCTTTTCGGCTCAGATGTGACCACATACTTGGCAACTCCGCTGTGCGGTAGCTTGCGTCAGCTCGTCATGGTTCACACCTATCAACGCCTCACTTGTCTCTCCGAGTCTGTCAAACTCATCTGTACCACTGTCATTTTTTAATTACCTGTAATTAAAACAGTTTAACCCGTTTTTCTGGATTTTGAGCATAGCTCCGCTGTTCTAGTTTGTCAGGCATTTTTGGGTAGACTGAAACATTTAGGCAAGCCTGAAACATTTAGGCAGGCCTGAAACATTTAGGCAAGACTTAACTTGTTCAGCCAGTCTTTTTTAATTACTGGTAATTAAAATCTTTCATAAATCCTTTTTAATTACCTGGTAATTAAAATAGCTTATACCTGGTCAACTATATATAGCTGGCCGATATGCCCAAGGGGAAAACAACAATGTAAAGAGAAACAATCTTTTTTCTAGCCTTGCTCAATACCTTACAAGTCTTGTACATATAGCCTGAATTACGCTATAAAAACCCGATATCCTACATGGTTGAAACCATGCTAAACGGAAACCTTTTATCAGTCGAGAAAAGCCATATAAAAGCCTTTTCTGTTCTGAACGTTAGACTGATAAGCCGTCCTTGTTGTATCTTTAACCCTATGCAAACATTATGCAATTATCGGGAGCAACAAGAAAAAATCAGTCTTTTAGCGGATAATTCCGAGGGATAAAGCCTTGTAATTATTTACCAGAAAAAAGAGGTGGATAAACATCCAGGGAGAAAGATCATTCTAGCATGGTTGAGAAAATAGCCATGAAACAAGACAGGGAAAATTTTCCCCTGTCTTGTATCACAGATTATTTGCTCAATTCTGCCAATCGAGCGATAATCTGGCTTTTCGTCATACTGTCAGGTTTATTGATAACTTCAGCCGAAAAAACCAGAAAGGCAGAAAGCTTTTTAAGCTTTTCCTCTTGTTCTGCAATAACAAGAGCGCTTGCGCTTGCGCTGGCCTTCTCTTGCTCCCTGTCTTCTTTGGCCTTGCTGGCCTTGCTGGCCTCATGATCAATTATTTCTTGTTGAGACTTGAAAGCCTGGTTTTTGTCATCCGATACCATTTTAGCAACGGAATTAACCAAGCGAGCAATCAGTAACATATCGGCATACTTTGCCCTAGTTTCAGGAGATAAAGCAGGATCAGACGACAAAGCGACCAAATCCCTCAGACTGTTAGACAGTCCACGCGGTTTCAAATCCCCTGAACAGACTACGCCGAAAAGCCTAATTTTTTCCTCACTCTTTCCCCTTCTCGCAGCTAACCACTGGCCAGCGCTGGCAGCTATACCTATAAGGTAATCAGGGATATTGGTATCGTGAGAGGTGGCCAGCCGACAGTCTGTAATCAATTGTCTTGTTGTTACCGTTGCCAAATCTATAACCCTGGCGTCAGTCGTCAATCTTTCAAGGTTAATAACTGGAATACTTACCTTTACTTCCTGGCCAGGTACTAAAGTAACATCTGAGGAAACAACGGGAGCGGATACAACGGGAGCGGATACAGTATTCATAATTTCACCTTTTATTTATTTGTTTGTCATGGCTGGCCGGTCCACCCGGCAAGCACTAAACAAACTGTATGCTTCTTTATACCATTGAAAAAATACTATTGTAAAGTCTTTTTTCTATCTTTTTCTTTTTTCTTTCTTTGCCAGTCTATGCCATATTCATCCAGCCTATATAATATAGCCATCTATCCTAACCATTCAAGAGAGTATATATTCATAGGACTTTACCTATACAACGTATAGTCAAAGGTTATACCACCACAAAAACGCCTTATAATATGCGGATTATCCATACAATTCATGTATATAATACAGATTATAGACTGATATCCTGAACAATATACGGTAGTTTTTACCCTTAAAAATCAAATTTCAACGATCAATAGGCAACTAATACCATTGTATGTCCTGACAGTAAGACGCGAAAAACAAGGCAATATGGACATTCTAGGGCATATCACATAATGATAGTATATGTCAGGCATACTATACAACGTATAACTATATGTTATTATATACATCTATTATATTGATGTGTTTACCAGGGCCAGGAGGCGAGGTACCACAACGTGACATCCTACAACGTGACATCCTACAATGTGGTACTCAGAGGAGAGGTACTACATTGTAGTACATGCGATGGCGCGTTGAGGCGTACCACTTTGTGGTATACCACGGCGTGGTACGTTGACGTGTACCGGTCAGGTTGACGTTTACGTAAAGTGGCCTCGTAGGTCGAGTGGGTACCCCCGGAAATTTTGGGACAAGTATGCACATGCATCAACTTCGGCCGAGCCAACGTATATTCCGAGGCTGTAATGAAAACAACCACAGAACAACCACCAACGAAATGCATATACATCGTTGACATCCAACGCAGAACCCACTACTATGATCCCATGACTCAACGCGAACTCGCCAAGCGGCTCAAAACGACCCAGGGGAATGTCTCCAGGTGGCTCAACGGAAAAGTGAGACCCGAGGGACAGTACAGAGAAACCTTCATCGAGAAGATGCCAGAACTCTACGAGAAGCTAAAAGCGAAGTATCCAGATCTCTACAATAGGTAAAACCAATGGCAATACGGAAAAATAACCCATTCGTCCCGGTCCAGTCGAACAAACCTGAAGAAAAGGATCTCATTCCGGACAAAGAGCGGGCTAAGCTGCAAGAGGGGTCCTGGGAAGTCCACAACGAACCGACGTATGACGAAATAAAGGAAATAGTCGATGCAGAACTGGAAAAAGTGGCCCAGGAACAGGCAAAGCCCGTTGAGTTAACTCCAGAGTTGCTGCCAGACGAGGAAGAGGTCTTTTTCAAGAAAGCCTTAGAGGAAGAGGTGAAAAAGATAGAAGAAGAAGGATTTTTCGAGCGACGGAAAAAGCTGGAAGATGAGAGGATAGCGAGAAGGAACGCTGAGCGGCCGGCTGACGGGTCAATCCAGGTAGCTGAGGAGCTGCGGGCCCACTATGATCGTGTCATCGAGGCACGAGACAGCATCCTCTTCAACCCTGAGGCCAACGGAGCTTCAGTGGCAAGCGTCCTGAACGCCACCACGAGTATGCTCAAGGAGCTGGTGAAGCTGCAGATGGAAGCGCACAACGCAGACACCATAGCGAGAATACAGCAAGCAATCTTCAACGCCCTGGAGGATGCCTCGCCGGAGTTCAAGCAACGGGTCCTGGATCTGTTGGAGGTCCATCTGGAAACCGTATGAATAAGATCGCCAGAACCTTTCTCGACTCCCTCACAGCCCAACTCAAGAACTCGGCCTCACTCTCCGCGTTTATCGAGTCTGACACCTGGCTGAACGGCAAGCCCTTCTCATTTAAGGGTCACGAATACCAAGAGTACCTTTGCAACCTGCTGGAGACCAGACCTGGTCATATTCTGAATGTTCTTAAGCCGTCCCAAATTGGGCTATCAGAGATAGCAAACCGAGTTGTACTGGCATTAATGGCGCTGTTTCCTGGGATCGGTGCGTTGATATCCTTCCCAAGCAAACTCTTCGCCCAGGAGGTACTCAAGACCAGGTTTGCCAGTATCATCAGCGAGTCTCCAAAGCTGTCGGGGATGCTGAACAGGGACATTGACTCGGCCAGCGCCAAGGCATTTCATAACGGATCGATCATGTATGCCCTCGGAGGATCAAAGAACTCCTCCGGGTCTCTGTTGAACAGGCCGATTGCCGTGTGTCTCATCGATGAGCTGGATCGGCAGGACCCGGACATCGTCACCGGGTATAGATCTCGTATGACTCACACCCCGGCAGAGAAACGGGTGATCATCAGGATATCGACTCCGACTGTTCAAGGTATAGGAATTGACGCTGAGTTCAACGAATCGAGGGAACAGCACGTCGCTTTGACCAAGTGCGAGCATTGCGGTCATGAGTTTGAGCCGGATTACTATGCCCATGTCAAGATTCCTGAGTATAACGAGAGTCTGCTGATCCTCACGAAGTCCAAGGCTGCGTTGCTGCCGATTGAGGATGCCTTTCTGGAGTGTCCTGAGTGCCTCAAGGCGATCGTTAAGCCTAAACTGGTGTGGAGGATTGATTACAACCCGTTGGGCATGAAGAACACCATAGGGGTGAAGCTGAGCCCATTCTGTGCGCCTGAGTTCATCTCCATGCCTGATCTGGTGGAGTCGAGCTTGAGTTACACCAGTCACGTAGAGTTTTTGAACCAGGGGCTGGGCAGGGTGGCGGATTTGAAGGACTCGAGTATCCAGCGGGAGCACATTCACTTCGAGCACAAGCCGATGGTCCCAGCGCAGCAGATATTTGGCTTAGATCTCGGTAAGTTATGTCATTTTGTCAAGGGGAGGCTGAATAATGATACGACACTTCATGTGGATGAAATGCACATTGTTAAATTGTCCGAATTGGAAGATTTTCTGCAAGAGCAATTTCAGAAAACCGTTTTTTCGGCCGCCGTGCTGGACTCCCAACCATACTCAGACCTTGTCTACCGGTTGGTTAAGAAATACCCCAGACTTTACTCAGCCATCTACGTCAGCCCGACAACGCCCATCCCGGAGTTGTTCAAACTGAAGATTGACGATAAATATGACGAAATGGTCAGGCAGGTGAGCATCAATAAGTCTCCGATGATGGATCTGCTGTCGAATTCTTTGAATAATTTCGTTACTTTCGAGCCTAGTCCGATGGAAGGGCTGATGGTCAAGCACCTGCTCGATATGCGGAGGGTGCGGGACTACCGGTTCGAGGAGATGATTTACATGTGGATCAAATCGAAGATTGGGGAGGATCACTTCTTCCATGCCATGACCTATTTCTTCACAGCCGGGAAGCTGGCGATGGCTGGTCTGGACGACTCATTTGCCATACCGACGTTGTTGATGAAGTTCAAGCACAGGCAGTAATAATTGCCTCGCGGGCGCGTATATGGTACCCTCCAACGAAACTCAATTATTGGAGGGTGTTATGGCTGTGATGAGCGAGTACAATTTGAAGAGTGTTTCAGATGATGAGGGAGTTACAATTATTAATCGCTATTGTAAAAAAGGTTTCTGCCTGAGGCAGGATCACGCGGGGAACGTGCAGGAGCGCTGTCAGCACTTTGACCGTGGTGCGACAGGAGTTAAGACATGCTCAAAGAGGGATTGACAGGGTCGGTTAAGTAGGTTATCCTGGCTTTTCCTTCAGATCGAGGCTGGTCCTCGTCCCCAGCCCAACCAGGACTCTGACCCTGGTTGGGCTTTTTTGTGTCAAAAATACGTCTCGGTTTACCATTAAGTATTGACATGCCAAAGTTTTGGCGATACCCTTCCAGCATGTTAAACTCACTCTTCAGCATATTTCGGCCCAGAGCCGCAGCCTTGCCGGCTGAGAAGCCGCCGAAGCTGCCTTCGTCTGAGCAGGTAATACCCAAGTTTCTCGGCAAGACGCGGGGAGCCACTGTCTCTGATAAGACCAACAATATCACCAACACAGCCCTGAGCGCCTTCACCCGTAGCGAGGCTACGATGGGGGAGACGATCAAGAAGCTGGTACTGGCCAGCCCTGATCTCTTCTCTACTGTTATGCGGAAGATTGGGACGGCGGTGACCACCAGCTACACGGTGATTGCCTACGATGAGGCTGGCCGGGTGGATGAGCAAGCTACGGAGCTGATGCAGGCGTTTACTCGCCGGTTGGACTTCGGGGCACCTGATTACACCAAATTCTATAAAAGCACGGACTTTCGCTCACTTGCATCGTCTCTTCTCTACGATAACTTGCGATATGGGGCCATGGGCCTGGAGGTCGTCCTCGGTAAGGGGAGGATTCCCAGCCACTTGAAACCGATCGCGGCTCGTCTGTTGAAGTGGGCTGATGATACCCCAGGCACTTACCCGATCTACAAGGGTCCGGACGCCGATGTACCTCTGAATTTCCCTACCGTTTTCTATACTGCCACGATGCAGGACAGCGAGTCTCCGTATGCCGACAGCCCTCTCCAGGCTGCTATCCAGGCCTGTTTGTGGGACTTCGAGTTCACAGACGCCCTGAGAAAGGCTGCGATCAAGAACCTGCTCGGCCGCCTGGTCGTTACCATCGAGTCTGAGAATTTTAGAAAAACCGTTCCGCTGACCATCCAATCTGACGCCAAGGCCATGAAGGAATACATGGACGCCACGGTTGCTCAGTTGGAAGATCAGCTCAATAACCTGCAGCCGGAAGACGCCCTGGTGGTCTTCGACTCCTTGTCGGTGACCACGGTACAGGACAAAAACCGGTCTGAGGATAAATCGATCGCGGTCCTGAAGGACCTGATCAACGGAAGGATAACGGCTGGGGCCTCGATACTGCCGTCAGTAATCGGGCGTGGGGAGGGATCTTCTGCCGCCAGTATGGAAGCCCAGTTATTCGTAAGCTCAGCCACCAAGCTGCAGCAGGAGCTCAACATCATATTCTCCCGTGCTCTGACTTTGGTGGCGAAAGTTTTTGGAAAGGCCGTAACCGTACAATTCAAATACGCAGAGGCAAATCTCAGGCCAGAGCTGGAACTGGCGTCGTTTAAGGCGGTGGATCAGGCAACAGTCCTAGAGCAGCTGTCTCTGGGCTTCATTTCTGATATCGAGGCCTCTATCAGGCTCACCGGGACACTTCCTCCAAAAGGCTTCAAGCCTCTTTCTGGTACCATGTTCAAGACAGCCAGCCCGAATGACGGCGGTACCAACGACTATTCAAATACCTCGGCCGGTACCGGTGAGGGTAAACCGAACAGTACCCAGTCCCAGAAGGACAGCGGGGATACCAAGAGTCCTGGAGTTAAATCGAAATGAACAATGACTTTGAGATACTAGCCATCATGGAAAGCCACGCTGACCAATTCTCGGCGTGTGAAAGGGCCTTGGCTGAGAAGCTGATGGCCGTGGCCGCTTCCGACCTGGACGACGACGAGAATGAGCAGTCTGAGATCCTCCAGATCGAGCAGGGCGTCGGGGTGGTAACGATCAAAGGCATGCTCACGAACAACAATAGCTGGCTGAACAAGTATTTCGGCCTTGTGGCGTATGATGAGATCAGAAAAGCCTCACTCCAGGCCGTAGAGTCAGGGGTTGGTGGCGTGATGTATCACATTGGCTCCCCGGGCGGGCGGGTAGCTGGAATGAATGGGGCTGCGGAACTCATCTCCTCCTTGCCAGTCCCGACCCTGGCCTTCTCCGAAGAGATGATGGCCTCCGCAGCCCTATTTTTAGGAATTCAGGCTGATCACGTTTATGCCGGTGACTTTGCCTCTGTAGGATCTGTCGGTGTTGTGTCTGTCAGCGCCGATATGTCTGAAAAGTACAAGAAAGAGGGTATCCGGCCGATACGGTACCGCTCTGGTGATCTGAAGATGGCAGGGCACCCGGCATTCAAGCCTACTGACAAAGAAGGCAAGTACATGCAGGAGCAGGTAATGCTTCTGGCTGACAAGTTCTACAACATCGTTTCCGAGGCCCGTGGGATACCTGTTCCGATGCTCGATTCGCTGGATATCACCTCCGGACGGACCTTCATCGGTGAGCAGGCACATGCTGTTGGCTTGGTGGACGGAATTTTGACTTTCGATGACGCTTTTTTGAAAATAGCCGGACTTGCTAAGAAAAATATTGACAGTAGAACCAAACAGCCTGTACCCTATGGCAGGTTATAACTCTAAATCAGCTCCACGGAGCGAGGAGAACAGACATGAAGAAAAAGATTATGTCTCCTGAAGCATTGGCTGCTCTGGCCGCCGGAAAGTTGGTAGATCACTCTGCCGACGCGACCGGTGAGGCGGGAACTGGCGCAGATGCATCTGCAGGGGATACCACCGTAGAAAACCAGTCAGCCACGGACGGTACGGCTGGAGAAGCAGAAGGCGCAGAGACTGAAGACGACACACAGGCAGTTGAGCTGCAGGGTCAGATCGATGCTCTCACCGCCGACGTTTCTGCCAAGGACGCTCAGATTGTTGAGTTGACTGCCAAGGTTACTGATCTTGAGGCCCAGGCCCTGTCTGCTGATGTCAAGGTCAAGGCGTCTGCCGAAGAGTCTCAGGAGTTTAAGGCCATTGTAATCGGCCAAATCAGTGTCATGCGGACGGCCCTTTCACTGGCTGCTGTCGACATGACGAATTGGACAGCTGAAGCGATTTTGAGAGAGTACACCTCTACCTCAGAGTCTTTTGAGAAAGCCCTGCCAGTTGGTTCCCAGGTTCCAGAGACCAAAGAAACAAAACCGGCAGCAAGCGCTATGACGAATCTGGATGCTGCTAAGATCAACGCATTAGGGTTCAAATAACCAACTTTTAGGAGGGCTATACCATGCCACGTTTTGTTTCCCAGATCAATGTAGGCGAGAACATTGTCAAGACCTACAAGGCCCCTGTGGCCGTCACCGATAACGATATCGGTAAACCTGTAAAAATTGGAGCTGCTGATGAAGTAGCCCTGTGCGTCGATGGCGATCAGATCTATGGCTTCATCGCCTCGGTCGAACCGCAGACTGTCGACGGTAAGAAGCTGGTTGGTGTCACCACAGCCGGTCGTGTCAAAGCGATCCTGGTCGGTGCCGCTGCCGTAGGGACATTCGTCCAGTCCACGACCAACACCGCTGCTGGCACTGCCAAAGTTGGTGAGTATGGTCTGGTTGAGGCTCATGTAGTTGCTGCCACCACCACTTTTCTCTGGTTGGTTATCTCCGGAACTGGTCTGGACGGCGCAACTGTAGTTCTCGAAAAACAGTAATTTAAGGAGATAATCATCATGGCTGTTACAATCATCGGCGCCGACGGTAAACAGGCGCAAGTAGAACTCAACGGCATGTCATTTTACCGAGAGGCCATGGACAAGAAAGTGTCCGTTCGTCAGCTCGTAAATTCCAAGTACCCAACCGCTGCCAGCGGCCCAGATGCTTTCCAGCAGATGTGTGCCTCTGCTGGATTGCGATTCCGCGCTGACGAGCACACTGGTACTCCTTCCGCTAACCTCCGAGACATTTTGGATCCGTCGCTTGACGCTGCTGGTTCCTACGTAAATGCCCCGGCCGTGCCGGATAGTAGGATCCTTTTTCCAGCCGCGTTGATGGAGGTGATCGAGGACAAGCTGCAGGGTACTGAGGATGTGGCCACCGGTGCTTTCGAGAACCTGGTAGGGTATCGTCAGACTGTATCGTCTCCTCGAATTGAGCAGCCGGTAATCAGCTACTCTGGTGCTGGCGGTCCTGAGAATTCTCAGTTCCAGGCAGTCGCTCAGAACGCTCGTCCTCCGATCATGCTCTCTATCAAGGCATCTGACATCTCCCGTAAGATCCCCACCACCGCCATCGGTATGGAGATCTCCCGCGAGGCTCTTGCTCAGAACAGCCTGGATTTCGTAGCAATGACCCTGGCCCGCTTCTTCAAGATCGCCAATTACAATGAGTGGGTCACTCAGATTGGCTACTTGCTGAATGGTGATCCGGATGCGGCTGTGAACTCTATGTCAGCTGGTACCTCAGCTCTGGCTACCTTCACCGCTACCTCCTTGGATGCGGCTTGTACCGGCGCTAACACCATGACCCAAAAGGCATGGCTGGCGTTTCTGTACAAGAACTCCATGACGATGACCAAGACGAACCTTATCTGTGACTTCAACGCCGCAATGGCGATTGAGAATCGGGCAAATCGTCCTACAAACGTCATGAACAACTCGATTGATCGGATCGATGTACCTTTCCGGGTCACCTATCCTTCTTTCAATAGCACCATCGACATGCTGATCATGCCGGTCGGTACCTTCCCGGCCAGTACCATCCTGTCTTTGGATAAGAGCCAGGCCATTGCCAAGGTCACTTCGACCGCCGCAGAGTATCAGGCCATCGAGGAAATGGTAATCAAGAAGTCCACCGAGATTCGTATTGACCGCGGATTTATTACATATCGTATGTACGATTCAGCATTTAATTGCATGGTCATGTCATAATCTAGGGCCTTCCTCTCCCTAGGTTCTTTAGCCCTGTCAGCGAAAGCTGACAGGGCTTTTGTTTTAGCAAGATCCGTGTAGGTCTACATGGCAACCAGCACAGAGCAGCTCAGCCTCTTCTGGCCCAGAAATCCTATCAACCCCAGCAGAGACAGGTATAGTGTGGTGGTAATCAACCCCGATAATTATATCCCCGCAGCGTTCACAAAAGTTATATCCGGTCTCGTCACACTGAAGTTGGGTGAGGGCTTTTTTATGTGTCTGCTGACATGATCTTGCCTTACTACTCCTGGTCCTTTCTGATTTCTTGAACTTTCTGGCCTGATAAATATCACACTTTCTTTTACACTCGTCAGAGCAGTATAGATGGGACTCGCCAAACTCTGTGCTTCTTGCAGCCGCTATTCTCCTCTTACACTGACTGTTAGCCGCGGTAAACACCACCCCACAGTGTTTGCATGAAACAAGCAGTTCGTCATCGTCCCCGCACACTGCTCTAGCATCTTCAGGCAGTCTGTTCCCAAATGTGGAGAACTTAGCCGGGGATCTCCCCCACTCTCTTACTCTTTCCCTGATGTTTTCAGCGTTTTTCTCTGAATACTCCTTGTTCCTTTGATTTATGGTGTCCTTGTTTTTCTCTCGGTACTCTTTGGCCTTCACAGCTATCTCCTTCTTGTTGCTGTGGTAATAGTCACTTGATCTTTCAATAGCCCTCAGTCTATTCCTCTCTACATCTCTTCCAACAGTTGCCTCCACAGCGCAATCCTTACACCCGTGTCCTGCCAGGTGCGAAGCAGGGTCCTGAAGAAACTCCCCGTGCTCTTTACACTTTATCGTTATTTTTACGTGTGCACTTTTGTAATCAACCAACGTATAGTCATAACGATCGCCGTGGACCGCTCGAGCCCGATCCATGAATCCTTCAGTGGTAAGTTTCCTACTCATTTCTCAACCCTCTCCAGATACTCTTTAATAGCCACTCGAACCAAATATGAAACAGGGACCTCCAACTTACCGGCTCTCTCCTTCAACTTTTCCCAGATATCAAACTTCACATGCACAGATCGAAGTACCATTTTTTCAGCCATAGAGTCTCCAAGTGTTAATGTTTAACCTATCCTATATACCTTCCAATCCAAACATTATACCCAACTTTTCGACAAGTCAAGATTTTCTTGTAATTTCTTTGTCAACACCCTATACTGTCAACAAATTGGCTCAACCCCATAAAACTCAACCAGAAGAGGACAACATGCCAGACGAAACCGGTATTTCCACCAAGACCCCAGAGGAACTCGAAGCTGAGAAGAAGATCGCTGATGAAGAGGCTGCTAAAAAGGCTGAAGAAGAGGCAAAAGCTGCTGAACAAGCTGCCGCTGCCGATGCTGCTAAAGCTGATAAGAAGAAAGAGCCGAAGGGCAAGAAAGTCGTTTTGAAGAAATTCGTCTCGACCCTGGCCATGCACCACCCATTGCAGAAACGGTCGATTCCGTATGGTTCTGAAGTAGAGCTGGAGATGGACACCTGGACCCAAGCACAGGTAGATGCCGGGATTTTGACAGAGGTCGAATAACATGGACATCTTAGAGTATACCTCTTTTGACGAGATTCGGCAGGCGGTAGGCCTGAGCTCAGACGAACTGTCTGACAGCATGCTATCGGCGGAAATGTACGCCAATACCCTGCAGTTGAAGTTACAAGAGGTTACTCTACCGTCCGTCGCTCCAGGGCCAGGACCTCTTGATACGAGGTTCCTGGCCATTGTAGCCATCCTTGAGTCGGCCAGGACGCCTCTCGAGCAGCGCCTTTACAATCTGACCAGGCTCTTCTCAACCTATGTCGTGGCGGCTGAAGTGGCCACATCCCTCAGCACCAGGGCACCGAAGTCCTCGTCTGACGGTAAGAGAACCCTCGTTCGGTTCTCTCCAGAGTCTGTGTATGAAACCACAGCGAACAACATCAAGAAGCAGCTGGACGACCTCAGGCAGCAGATAGAGAATATCGTCTCTCCTGAAATAGTCGTGTTCCCGCTGCTCTCAGCAGTAAAGCCATTTGTGAACGTGGTGACCAACGAATGATGAGCTTATTTGATCTGGCCCGATCAGCCGACACGGAAGGGTTTGAGGATGCCTATGGTGTTTCCTCTGACTTCTTCGGTCAGATCCAGCTATTCAACGAGTCAGTACGGTCTGGACCATCCTCTCGGAGAAGGATCATCGAGGTTGCCCCTGATGTGGTAATGCCGGATCAGCTCACCGTGAAGGAGAAAAGCTCACAACAGGTGTTCGTCATGGCTGAGGGATCTCCTGACTGGTACCGGGGGAGAGTCATCGCCGTGAAGCACCCGGCCCTGCCGGTTGGGCGGCAGTTCGATATCAAGAGCATTGAGAATATCCTGGCCGGTACCGGCGGTACTCTAGGTGTCTGGGCCGAGCCTTCTTACATTCGCCGGGTCATCCTGGAGGAGACCTCTGATTACCTGGGTGGTTACGAGATGATCTATAGTGCGGCTTTCGGGCCGGTACAGCCTGGGATGATATTTGTCGGCGGTGGTCAGTGGTTCAGAACCAGGGAAACCTCCAGAAAGGACGATATCGGTTTGGGTGTCTCTGAGGTTGTTGAGTTATACGCTCCTGTCCAGACCCTGAACTATTACGGAAACACCAGCAAATATGACGCTGCCACTGACTCTGTTGTCGGTATGACACCTGTGTCAGTCCTGGCCTTCCTGGAGCCTCTGGTTATGAACTTCCGTCATGAGGTACTTGGATTTGTGAAACCAGAGGCAGGGGATCTTGCTATATCGGTTCTGAAATCTGCAGTTCCTTCCCTGCTCGTCGGGGACAAGATAGGTACCAACCTTGTACTCTCTGTGCAGTCCAGTGGGAACACCTGGACAGCCCACTGCCGGCAGAAACACTGATATGAAGTTCACTCCTGATCTCAAGTTGGCCAATAAGTTCAAAGAGGACATCGCTGAGCTGGGTGCCGTTCTGGCCGGAATGGTGGCCATGGAGATGGAAGAGCTTATTAGAGAGTCTCCTCAGAGATATGGATCGTATGTGGCCAGCTGGTATGTCGGGTCCGGTGGCGGTGGAGAGAAAACCGTAAAAGAGCCACCTGAAGGTACCTGGTATAGCCAAGGGTCAGAGCCTGCCGTCTCTAAAGCTCTTTCAACAGTGAGGAGGTTCAAGGCTCAGTTCTCAGGCTACGGCGCTGTCCAGCAGATACCAATGATTACGGTGACAAACCCAGTCTCATACGCCGACGCAGCTCAGTCACAGGAAGGTCGTAAACCAAATAGCGGGTATGCTGGTGATCCAGGTAACACAGGTTCAGCTGGTCACTTTGGAAGGTTTGAGGGTAGGATGAGGGCCAGGTTGGCTAAGAGAATTTACGTAGGATCAAGTACCTGGAAAATATATAGGGATTACAATGTTTGATGAGCTGAGAACAAAACTTGCAGGCGCAATAGAGAGCTTCATAACTACCTCCTACCCAAACCTGCCGGTGAACTTTCCAAATAGAGTAGCCTGTGATCCCGAAGGAAGGACGGATCCTTTTGTTCACGTCTATTTCACCTTCTCGCCGGTTACTCAGCTGGAACTCGGCAGCAGGAATGTTAAGGTCAAAGGCAGCATCAACATCACATTTTTCTACCGGCCCGGGACAGGGATAAAGGAAAGTAGCCAATTCTCTGATTTTCTGGTAGATAAGTTTGGATTACGCACAATAAATGGAATAGTATTCCAGACAGTAAGCCCGTACTACGATGCGGGAATGGCAGGCTGGGAAGGGACGCTGAATGTTGTGCCCTTTCAAACCGAATATTTTAATGTTTAAGGAGTAATGTCATGACTACAGCGTCAGCATCAGCGGCCCAGATACGTTACAAGGTAGAGACCGTGGAGGGTACTATCCCTTCAGGAAATCCCCAGAAATACCGTGTAACAAAAGAATCACTCAACCAGTCTATTGAATCGAGCGGCTCCCAGGAGCTGCGGTCTGATCGGCAGATGTCCGACTCCACTTTGGTGTCCGGGTCTGTAGGCGGTGCTCTTGAGTGGGAATTCTCCTTCAAGACCCATGACGAGTTCCTCGAGGCTCTGCTTGCCAGTACCTGGGTAACCGGCGGAACAAACGGCGTCACCGCGGTCACCGGTATCACCATGACCACCGGTACCAACATCATTTCCGGTACAGGCATGCCGGTATATGCCAAGGGTCAATGGTTCCTGATCACTGGTCATTCAGTTCCTGCTTTGAATGGTATATACAAGTGTTCTGACTCAGTTGCGCCGACAGCCACATCGATCGCTGTAGACCCGGCTGTGAAGGCCATCGCTTCAACCAGCGCCACCCAGGCGTTCAGCATGTCGTCTTCCCGTCTGAAAAATGGTACCTCGACCCTGAAGACTTTCTCTATAGAGAAGGAATTCTCTGACGTGGTTCAGTTCTTCATGATGACCGGCGCAGTGGTCAAATCAGCAAAGCTGAACTTTGCCACCGGAAGCCCGGTATCTGGCTCGTTTGATTTCATGGGCAGAACCATGGCCAGGACAAATGTCTCAGGGTTCCCTGGCGTAGCCACCACGGTAGCTGCCACCACGACCCCTTTGATCAATACCGTCAACGCCACCAAGGTTCTTTTGGACGGCGTGTCTGTGAGTGACTCTTGCGCTGAGTCGTTTGATATCACCATCGATACCGGCGCCAAAGAGCGAAGATGTCTTGGATCTGGTATTGGCCTGGCCGGTATCACCCCAGGCTCGTTTGATATCAAAGGGTCGATCAACATCTATTTCGGCGCAGCTTCTTCTGCTGCTGTTTACGACAAGATGGTCACCGATCAGCCGATATCTTTTGCGATCAGCTGTGTTGATGCGAACAACAACGGATATGCTCTGACAATAGAGCGGGCCAAGATCGTATCTTCTACGGTCGTGGCTGGTGGAATAAACACCGACGTTATGATGGCCTTGGAATTCTCGGCCACCATCGGTACCAACTCAGGAGCGATGCTCTGTATAGACAGACTCGGCTCAATAGCGTAAGACCAACCCCGACAGGGAGAAGCCGGCCTTCGGGCCGGCTTTTTTATTTCTTCTCGCTGTCAGCCTGTATCTTCTGGTTGTTTTCACCAATCAGCTCGTAGTTTTCAACCAACCTCTGCAGCAACCCGCTCTTCGACAAGCCAGTTCTCGCACAGATCATTTTCAGCTTCCGGACGTGAAACGGGGTGAGTGTGATCTGGACGTATGTGTTTCCTTTCTTACCTGGCATGATTTTACCCCTTGAAGTTAATGTTTTTTGTTGATATAGTCTGTGTGTATTCTATACAAACTTATAGAAAAGGTGTAGTAAAGTCAACAAAATTCAATGGAGGAAGCTATGTTTGATCTTCACGCTGTATTTGGATTCGATAAAGACCTGGCCAATAAAGGCGCAAAGATGCCTCTCGGATCAGATCCGGAAGAGTACATCCAGCTCAAGAAATCCACCAATAACGCAGATTACAGAGCCATGCTCAACAAAGAGTATCGTGCTGCTGAGTCCGCACTAGCCAACCCTGATGTCTCGGTCCAGAACTCCATCGGTGATGACATCATGGCCAAGGTTCTGGCTCATACCGTGGTCGTCGGCTGGGGTAAGAAGTTTGCCATCAAGGGTAAGGTTGTGCCGTTCTCTCCTGAGAAGTGCACAGAGGTTTTCAAGGAATACCCTGAATTCCGTCAGAAATGCGCTGCTTATGCCGAAGACCTGAAGAACTTTCAGGAGGTAGCTGAAGTATCAGCCGAGGCAGTAAAAAAGTAATCCTCCCATTCCTCTTATGGGAGGAGGAATGGGGTAAACACCTCGAATTTCTCCTCAAGATGAAGCAGCAAGGCAGGGACCCACTGGCATTAAAAACTATGCCAGTGGTACCTGCTGGCTACCACATCCTCCTCAAGCACTTCAATAGGCTGTCTCATTTTAGAACTTATAACATGAGCGGACCAAATCCGATTGATTTCCAGGCGCTATTCCTTTATAATCAGGCAATAGCTCGACTTGACTTGGAATTTTTCATAGAAGTCATACAAATGTTGGACAATTTCTACTTAAATAAATCGAGTAAAAATGACCCAGCAGCACCTCCTGAGAATCAAAAATAGCCTTATAGGGTGATGGTATGTCAGCAGTTTTCGACTTAACAGTCCAGGGGATAAACGAACTCAAGGCAGCTCTCAAGACCCTTAACGAAACATCTAAGGCACAACTTGATCTGATGGCTGCCACCGATCAGGTTACTCGCGGGCTGCGGGCTGAGGCTCAGGTAGGCTTCGCCGCATTGACCAAGGCGATGAAGGAGAACTCTTCTTCCGTCCGCGAGAACATAAAGGCTAAAGAGGCTCAGATATCCTCTGTAGGACAACTGACAAAGGCTTTATCCCAAGAGGTTGTTAAGATCTCAGAGGTCAAAGCAGCCCTCCAAGCATCAAACGCAGTCTCTGAGAAAAACTTGCAGGTGGTGACCAGACTGGGGACTGCCGCCAGCGGCACCTCGGTCACCCTCCGCAATCTGGCCATTGCCACTGAGGCCAACTCAAGAGCCAACGCCCAGGCCATTTCTGGATATTCCAGAATAGCCACTCTGATCGGTGAGAGGAAGAACCTGGAGAGTGGTCTGACAGCCGCTATAGCCAGAAGAAGTGCTGCTGAAGAGGCCAGCCTGGCCATAGCCAGACAGAAACACGCGCTTGACCAACAGGCAATTCGAGATATCCAGCTTCGAAAGGTTCTTACTTCCAGCTTGGATAGGGACGGTTCCACCGCAGTACTGAGGGAACTTGGGTATCTTACAGACGGTGTTGCTGCCAAGACCAGAAACGCCCACGCAGCCACAGCAAAATGGACTGCCCTTCATAGGGATCTTCATTCTGTCCTGCGTGGTGTGGGAGCTGCATCTGGCTCATTGTTCCTCACCTACGGCAGCATCCTGCCGATGATAACTGCCTTCGGAGCCGCCGCAACAGGCATCTCCTCTATAAAGGTCGGAGCGCAGTTTGAATCTCAGGTGAAGTACATCGAGCAACTACAGGAGAGCTCTGCTGGGGTGGTTTTCTCTTTTGACGAAATAAAGAGCAAGCTGCTGGAGATAAAAGGAGTTGGTCAAACCCCAGCAGAACTTGCTGAGGGTGTGAAAGAACTTGTTAAAGCCGGTATCTCTGCACAGGACGCCCTGTCTGGCATAGGTGACATGGCCAAGTTTGTAACTGTCACAGAGACAGATATGGCCAAGGCCTCGGATCTTGTTGCCTCACAGTGGCTTGCCTGGGGCCCGAGCTCTCAGGCAGCTTCAAGAGGTGTTCAGTCTATGTCTGAGCTCCTCAACCTGCTGAGTTTTACGATAGTGAAGTCTAAAGCTGACATGGATTCGATGAAGACTTCCATGGCCTATGTAACCTCTCTGTCAGGAGCTTCTGACGCTTCTTACACAGACCTTCTTGCCCTTGCCGGTGCCTTGCACAATGTTGGTATCGAGTCATCAATGGCCGGTACCACCATCAGAAATGCCCTGATGAAACTGCAGAGGGAGAGCGTAATAGAGAAGCTCACCGAGCAGTTCAACAAGTTCAAGGTAGCCTACGACCCGTTCACTGACGCCAGCCAGACCCATTACAAGCAGGGCATAGCAGCTCTTTACGAGTTCAAAGCTGCTGCTGACAAACTTCCTCCTACTGTACGGGCGTCTGTAACCGAGATGGCTTTCGGTGTCCGAGGTATGAACGTCGCCGGTCTTGACTTCAAGGCCACGATGGACGCAGTTGGCAACGCAGTCACTACCAACACCAGCGGTAAAGCTCCTGATGTCTTCAAACTGAAGAAAGAGCTCGAGGATCTGCAGAAGGCCATACGGGCCAACGACCTTGAGAAGAACTTCCTCGGTACCGTGTTCGAGGGAATATCTACCACGGCCCTGTTCAAGTTCGCTGAGATCAAAGCCGGCATCCAAAGGAACATGGCCGAGGCCTTCGACTCGAAGGCCGTATCTGACGCCCTGGACAACATGATTGAGGCCGTTGATGGTGACGCCTTCAAATCCCTCATAGAGGGCATCTCAAACTCCGCTACTACCCTGCTGAAGATCTTTGGAGAGATAGCCAACTCCCCGATAACTGCGGTGCTCTCTGGTGCTGTAACCGGTCTATCCAACTTCATCACGATCATAAGTAACCCGGTCATCGGTTCTATTGCAGCTGCTGGTGGTATATTCGCTCTGCTGTTCTTCGGCGGACCGGCCAGTGCTGGAGCTGCTGTGATAGCTCTGGCTGCCAACGCCATAGGAATTGGTTTCGAGATGGGCGGCATGCTGGCTCTCATGTCTGACGGAGTGCTGAGTTTCAGTGACGCCATCAATATGTCTGGGTCAGATCGATCCAAGCTCATAGCCGATATCAGGGAAACTGGGGCTGCTTCCGAGGCGTCAGCCGCATCTTTGAGGAAGCTGCAGATAGCCACCGCAAATGATGAGTTCGCTACCTTAGTTCGGAAGAGGGAAAGAGCCCAAAAGGCCTATGATGAAAATAAAGACTCTCCAATAGGCTCTCTGTTCAACGGGAAAAACCAGCAGGTGATAACTGAGACCACTGCGGAGATGTCTGCTATTGGTCTCCGTCTTAATACCCTCAAGGCTGAAGAGAAGGCAGCTCAAGAAAGGACTACGAAAACAGCTGCTGATAAGGTAGCCAGGGAGAAAGAGCTCAAGGCTAAACAGGAAGAAATGCGGAAGTTCCAGGCCCAGATGGAAGCCGCAGCTAAGGGTGTTCCTGTAGGCGCCAGCGGAGATCTCAGCAAACAGGAGATAGATGCAGCCAAGCGAACTCAGTCAGAGAAGCTGAGCATGGAGAAGGAGCTCAGGGATTATAAGACTGAGATGATGGCCGACGGTCTTGATAAGGAGCTTACAAAGGTCCACAACAGCTACGCTGACGCCAAGGCCAAGTTCGATCAGATGAAGGGTAACTACTCCAAGACTGATCAAGATGCCATGGCGCAGCAGCTCACCAGCAACTACTACAAGGGGCTGGAGACTGCTGAGGCGGAATACACAGCTAAGAAGAAAACAAGAGACGAAGCAGAGGCCAGGAGAAAGAACAAGATCCTCGAGGACGAGGCCCAGGCCAACGAGAAGATGTACAATTTTCTCGCTACTAAAGGTATTGCTTCAGCTGAAACTCTGTACAACTTCAGGAAAAAGGCTATTGCAAATGACGTAGCCGAAATGAAGCGCAGTTCTAACGACAAGGCTCTCATAGCGGCTTACGAAGCAGAGCAGTTGAAACAGGCCTGGAAAGAGTCCCTTGCCTCTAGCAATAACTTCCTTGACGGCTTCTCCTCTGCTTTGATGGATGCTGAGGAGAAAATGGCAGACTTTGGGTCTCTCGGCAAGCAGGTATTTGCTGATCTGCAGAAGGGCATCTCTGGGATGTACAAGTCCATCCTCGAGGGAGACTTCGACTCCATCGGTGATGGCCTGAAGGCCATGGGAGAAAACCTGAAGGATACCATCTTCAACTTCGTGGCCGACTCCATGGCCACAAAGACTATCTCCGTCGGCAAGGACCTTCTCACCAGCCTGTTCCCGAGCCTTGGAGGGATGTTCGGCAGCAGTGGCCCTACCTACTCCAACGGAGCCATGAATGTCAACGTGGTGAACGGAGCCGGAGGGCTGGCTGGAATAGCTGGATCTCTCACCGGAGAGGGTGGAGTACTTGGCGGGATCAAGTCCTGGATCACTGAAAACCTCGGTGAAGGGGTCACCTCTGTACTCGGTAAGGTTGTCGGGGCCGTCGGCCTGGCCGGTGGCGCCTACGGCATGTATTCCGGCTACAAGGATCTGAAAGAGGGCAAGACAGGGTCTGGAGCTGTTAAGATGGGCATGGGTGCTGTTTCTGCCTATAAAGGTGCAACTTCCCTAGGGGTTGTAACAGAAGGAACAGCTACCAACATCGCAAAGGCAGCTTTGGCCAAAATTGGTGTTGGAGGGGCTGCCAAGATCGCAGGGACAAAAATAGCTACAACCTACATCGCAGGAAAAGGAGCCACCTCTTACGCGACCTTCCAGGCCGCCGCCTCAGGATCTCAAGCTGCAGCGGGAGCAACAGCTGCCGGTGGATCCACCGCCGCTTCTTCCGGAGCAGGAATGTCTGTAGGCGCTCTCGGAGCAGTCCTTGCGCCGGTCATCGTCGGTATCACCAAACGACTCACCAGGGTCAGGTACGATACGTCTAATGAGATGAACAAGGCCGGTATCAGCCCGGGTAACCTGGAGGCCTCTGGTTTCACCAACGCATTCAAAGATGTGAAGGGAACCATCCTTGACGCCATCCCAGGCCTCCGTGCTTACCAGCAAGCAGCCTATGATGCCAGCTCTGCTTCCATGCTTCTCACCGGGCAGACCCAGATGGCTGCAGTGCAGTTCGACCAGGCCACAGGTAAGTGGAACGCTGCCAATATCAACGCAGCCGGCTCATACCAGCAAGTGACCCAGATGAATACTGCGGTCACCGGGACAATGGTTCAGAACATGAAGGTCAGGATGGAGGCCGAGAGAGGTGTGTCGGTATCCATGCTTGAAGCTGCCCGGGCCACAAACGCCTTGGCCATGGCAGCATCCACAGCCGCCAATTCAGAGAACGGAGCAGCCTCCACGGCGGTATCCTTCGCCGCAGAGCTGGACGCTCTCCGAGGAACAGCCAGTTCAGCAGGAGGCGCAGTATCTGGGCTGAGCAGTGGTCTCTCTACGGTGGCCGGCCAAGGCCGGGCGGCTGACGGAAGTCTCGACCTGGTCGCTGCGGGTATCACCCAGACCGCAGTGGTTGCCAGGAATGGTGCTGGGGCCTTCGGTGGGTTGATGAGCTCCATGCAGGGTCTCAGCTCTGCTGCCGCTTCGGCCGCCGGCGGGGTCAGTTCAGCCGCAAGCAAGATACTGAATGCATCCAGAACCAGCTACGGTGCGAACTACAGCAACAATAACCGTCTTGGTGGACGGATCAATTACGCCACCGGCGGTATCCTCCAGGGCGGGTCTGGCTACAAGGATGATCTGTACCTTGGTACCGTGAATGGGGTTCAGCAGGTTGCCATGGGCGGCGAGTACATTATGCCTCAGGGAGCCACACAGAAGTACTTGCCTCTTCTCGAAAAAATGAGAAGGAAAGAGTATGCTGTCGGCGGCCGGGTATCTGCCTCTGATGACACTCTTGCTGAGTTCATGGACTATGTTGGCTACGAGACCAGAAAGCTCAGTATGTCTGATCTGGCCATCAGTATCGAGGACCTGACCAGGGAGTTCGTGGATTATACCGCTCACGCCCAGGAACTTGGAGCCAACGGAACCCAACTCGGTCAGCTTACCAGTCTGCGTGATAAGCTCATTGCCAAAGAGCAAGCTGACAAGGCCAAAGAGCTCAGCGACTACATGAGCGACATCCTTGTCGACATGGAGGAATTTACCCTCACGGAAACTCAAAGGGATATCGCTCAGAACACCAGGGACCTTCAAGAGTCCATAGCTGCTGCCAAAGAGCTTGGGGCTACTGAAACCGATCTCGGCAAGATCCGGGAGCTCTACGGCAAGAAGCTGGACCAGATCAACAACGAAGGCATCAAAGAAGCAGTCAACGGACTGTCTGAGTTCGTCAAGTCGATGTCCGGTGTTGAGGACGCAACCCTCAGCTCGAAAGCAGCCCAACAGAAGCTGTTTGAGACTCTGGCCATGGCCAAGAACGGTGACTTCTCTCTTGTCTCCCAGATCTCTGATGTCCTGAAGGACATCTCGATCGACAAGAAGAACTACGCCACAGCTGCTGATTACGCCAGGGATTACTGGAGAACATCGACCGCGGCCAGTGAGTTGGAGAAACTATCTGGCTCAAAACTTGGCATGCCCGGGTATGCATCTGGCGGTGTCCATGTCGGCGGATGGCGGGTGGTTGGAGAGGACGGACCTGAGGTTGAGTACACCGGTCCTTCCACAATCTATAACAGAGGACAGCTGGTGGATCTTTCTGAGGTGGTTCGTGAGCTTAAACAGTTGCGAAGAGAGATGTCAGCTGGTAATTATGCGGTAGCAAAATTTTCCATGAAGTCTGCCAAGGCGCTTGAAGCGATGCAGGTTGATGGAATCTACCTCGACGCAGGAGAGTTATAATGAAGGTCTTGATACCTTACGAAGTAACCGACTCAAACCTTATATCCTGCTCCGTCCCAGAGACGGAGACAGGCCTCGCAGTATGGTCGGCGGCTACCACTTACGCCGCCGGCCAACGCTGCTTCATGACTACCGGAGTTCACAAGATATTTGAGTCTGTGGCTGCCGGTAACTTGAATCATAACCCGTCCTCAACCACCGGGTACTGGATAGAAATAAGCCCTACAAATCGGTGGAAGATGTTCGATCGAAGGGTAGGAACTGTTACAGAATACACATCAAACATCCAGGTAGTTTTCCAGCCTACAAGTGATCAGTATGTCAACGGAATAGCAATACTTGATTCTCTCGGTACTGACGTCTTAATAGAGGTTTTAGACGCAACCACCAGCGCTATTCTCTACTCCAGTAGCTTCCTGCTTTACACCTGGGACAATAACGTATCCCCAGACTGGTACTGGTATTTTTTCACCCCTACATACCCAGTCGAAGTAGTTATCGCGCAGGGAATACCGAGCTTCTATAACTCGAAAATAAGGGTCACTGTAAATTATGCAACTGGTGCCAAAGTAGGAACCATAGCCTTCGGTACTTTGGTGGATATCGGGAAGACCCAGTTTAATCCGAAGCTGGGGATAATCGATTATTCGAAGAAAGAGACTGACGAGTTCGGCTATGTGGACGTCATCGAGCGAAGGTTTACCAAAACTCTTAGCTGTGACGTGGAGATTCCCAACGTACAGCTGACACAAGTGTTCAAACTGCTCTCAACTGTTAGAGCCACTCCAGTAGTGTGGGTGGGGTCGGACGAAGCTCTGTTTGACTCAACAATACTCTATGGGTTTTATAAGAATTTTGATATAGTGATCGAGGGCCCGACACACAGTATGTGCAGCCTTGAAATCGAGAGTCTAACATAGGAGTCCGAAATGGCACTTACAGCTCTGCCAACACCACCAAATAAGTACACTGACAACCCCCAGCAGTTCTCCGATAAGGCCCTGGCCTGGACAAACGCCCTAGCCACATTCCAGACTGAGGCAAATGCCCTGGCTGTCGAAGTCGATGCGGACGCTGTCGCTGCGGCTGGGTCTGCCTCTACTGCCACCACAAAGGCAGGTGAAGCTGCTGCCTCTGCTGCCACCGCTCTGGCAGCTCCTGGAACCTCGGCTACCAGTACAACCAGTGTTGTTATCGGAACTGGGAGTAAGTCACTTACTATTCAAACTGGTAAGAGTATCGTCGTAGGCATGTACCTGCTCATCGCCTACACCACTGATCCGACCAAGTACATACACGGTCAGGTTACCAGTTACACCTCTGGAACCGGTGCTCTGGTGGTCGACGTCACCACTGTGAACGGGTCAGGTACATACGCCGCCTGGACAATCTCAATCAGCGCCCCAGCAATATCAGGTGGCGTTCCTGTAGGAGCTGTCATTCCTTTCATCGGCGGGTACTTCACAAACGCAACCAACGGTGGCTTCACCAACGTGCTTGGTAACGACGCCACCGCCGTGAACTCCCTGGTGAATCCTTTTGGGTTCTTCGTATGCGACGGAGCAGCACCATCGATACCAGGTGCTCCAGTGTTTAATGTGGCCGGAAGATACCTTCCGAATATAACTGATAGTCGGTTCCTTATGGGCGGGACATCGTGTGGAGGCGTAGGAGGAAACAATGATGTCTCCCACACCCACACCCTGGCCCATACCCACACCACCGGATCGTTCACTCTCACCACCACAGAGATGCCGGCTCATACTCACTCCTATCACGATTCAGATGGCGGCGACTCTGGTGGGAGTTCTGCTGGCGGTTCGCAGCAGGGCCACTGGTACAACACCGGTTCACAAGGTGGTGGATCTTCGCATAACCACGGATCTACCGGAGCAGCATCCACAGCAAACACAGGAACTTCTTCTGTAACGGAAAATAGACCACTGTTCTTAACCTGCTTCTATCTACAAAGGGTATTTTAATGAAAGAGACCTACACCATGAAGTATCGGCAGCCAGGCCAGATCTTTTGGAGAAAAATAAAGAATGTTAAGGCCACCAGGTTCGAGCCAGGAGCATTCTGGGCTTTTATTACCGAGGACGACGCTATTCACTACGCCTCGAAAGACGCAGAGGTGTATTTCCCACCTGAGAGGCAGGCTATAATAACCTTCCAGATGGGCAAGGAAGTTGGACAACCAATTCAGAGGGTATAATGAATACTGTAACCATAATCAAACCGGACGGAGTGGTAGGGGTAAACGGCCTGTTTTTCAGCGTGGACACCTCGTCTCTCCCAGAGACTTTGCGTGTTGTTCAGTGGAATGGGGTAACTGGCCACGTCGAGTGGGCGGGTAACCCAAACACCGAGGTAAACGACATATCAGAGTACCAGGTATTGATCGACGCATGGACCGCAGCCAAGGCAGAGGCCGATGCCAGGAAAGCCAACCCATATTACGGGATGACTGATTCTCAGATCAAGGATGCTATAGAGAAGCTGATATCGCTCAAAGAGGATTCACAGTCATGGCAGCCTTTCATGTTCAAAGGCCACTTGTTCAAGGCTACTCAGGCCGTGACCCAGACCAACGGTAGGCTCAAGACTCTACCTGGTACCGAGCCATTGCCGGCGATTATAAACAACGGGTGCTGGGATTCCTTGACTGATGGGCCAATTCCTTTTACAGTGCAGGATCTCCGAGATTTGGAGGATGCGATCTACGACAGAGGGGCCATGAATTACTCAGTGAGAAAAGCTCACGTCGACGCAATGAGACTTTCTGCTGACCCAGTGTCGTATGATTTTTCACAAGGATGGTATTAAAAGGAGGAGAAGATGAGAAAGGTCGGGTATTTGGTGTTCAGTCTGTTTCTGGTTTCGTTTTTATCTGGTTGTGGGACTTCTCTTTACAAGGACATGGGGGCGGCTTCTGTTACCTTCCATCCTGACGGTTCGAAGACCATAGCAGAGTCTGGTGTGGCGTCAGTAGCCAGGCAGCAGTTTGCTGACCGGGCCGCCTGTCGTGCAGCCCAGGCTGTAAAACCTGAGCCAATAAGCTGCGTAGGACTTTCAGAGATGAATTGCTTTATGCTGAAAATGCAGGAGACAAACGTCCGGATGCAGGAGCAGACAGCGAAACTTCTGGCCGCTGCCACCGGGCACAATTACGATCCGTGTGCTGGTGACACCACTCTGTTCGACGTGGCGAAGGAGGAGGTTATTCAGAAAAACCAATCGGCTAGATCGCTTGGTAGTGACTTCTTCGGCTTTGCAAAATTCTTAGCAGGAGTCTGGGGAGTCAAGGAAGTGACACAGACTGTTGCCAAACAAGCTGGGCAGCACGTCACTGTTCAAGGAAATGAGGGTGATGTAAGCGTCCCGTTGACCAGGACATCATCAGAAGTAACAGAGACGGCCACAGCTGTTGGTGGTGACTCACCGGCTACAACTGGAGGAGGATCAGGGCAGGTCCCGGGCATCACTCCGGTGACAACTCCCACCACAACAACCACTGTGGTTCCTACCACCACCACGGTGAATTAATCCTCAACAGAGGGTTTGGCTCAGCCAAGCCCTCTTTTTTATGTACAAACCTTTGCCGTGTCGATATACTGACACAACGGAAAAGCCGTATGTACCCAACTTCAGAAACTCACCTCGATGGAGCAATAATGGAACCTCCGAAATCCTCAGATTTGGGGTTGATAGCCGGTGGGTTAGGTATCATAGGCCTGATCTCCGGGTGGATAATCGGCGCCCTAAGAGCGGCCTGGGCTCTCAGTAAGTTTGAGTCCAGGGTAGTTGCTTTGGAGAAATCCATAACTGAGCAGGCAACAGCGGCAAAAGATTTCGCAGACGAGTATGCTGAAGAAGAGGTTGGTGATAGACTTCGGCTACTTGAAAGCATAGCTGACAAGCTGTCCGCTGTCCCTGATTTGGTACTGGTTATGAACAAGTCGGTCTCTGCCATGGAGAAGGTAATTTTCCAAGAGAGGGGAGGCCTGAATGTCATAACCATATCAGAGCACGAGAAAATGCAGTTCCACTGCCAGAGTATGTTCAAGAAGGATCTCGAGCACATTAAAGGTGGTGTCGAGCAGGTAGTGAAGAACTCCGGAGTCGAAGAGCTGAAGAGAATTGAGATGTCAATAGCCAGAATGGAAAACGCTATTGCTTCTAGGATCAGAACGGACAAAGTCCAACGTATTGAGGGATGACGATGACCATAGAAATACCATCAGGAGTCGCAATCATAGACTTCAGCCTTGTCCGGGGCGTCAATGACCCGATCGAGATTGAGCTCACCCCAGCTGTGAATCCTATTGACGTGTCCACCTGGGTGTTTGAGCTGGCTACCTATGCTGGGGCTGTGAGAACAGTCCGGCTGACCTCGACCATTCCTGCTGAAATATCTGTCGACAACACAGGAACCACCAAGATAATCACTTTGAAGTTTGTACCGGCCAAGACCTCAGCATTCACCGCCGGCCGACACACCTGGGATCTCCGAGCAACAATAGATGGTGTGCCAGAGCAACTCATGAAGGGAACCATCACGGTGACTGAAGTATGAACCTTAAAGCTGTCATACGCTCTGGTCCGGTCTACAAGATAGCGTTCACCCATCAGGGCATCACCACTGTTGCTGTGACATCTGCCAAAAAGATGGCTGTCACAAACGCAGCTCGTCCTGGTCAGACCGGATCGACCGGCCCACAGGGCCCTCAGGGCCCACAGGGCGTCCAGGGGCCTACCGGTGCTACCGGACCTCAAGGTGACATCGGTCCTCAGGGCCAACAGGGCGTCCAGGGCCTCAAAGGTGATACCGGATCTCAGGGTCCTCAGGGTAACCAGGGTCTGAAAGGTGACACAGGCCTTACTGGTCCAGAAGGACCACAGGGTATTCAAGGTCAGCAAGGAGTTCAGGGCCTGAAAGGGGATAAAGGTGACACCGGATCTCAAGGGCTACAGGGTATTCAAGGCCTGAAAGGGGATAAAGGTGACACCGGAGATGTAGGACCTCAGGGTCCACAGGGTGTTCAGGGTCCTCAGGGTGTTCAGGGTATTCAGGGGCCTATTGGAGAGACTCCCGTTGTTGACAAAACGTCGATCGGTTTAGGAAATGTGGACAACACCTCAGATTTGAATAAGCCTGTCTCCGACGCCACAGCGAAGAAGATAAAATCCATGGCAGCAGCCATGGCCACAGCATTGGGGTAACGTATGAAACGACTTATTGGTCATGACCTTGGTGGTTATGTTTTTAACCCAGCAGCCAGAACGATCACTCTGACAAAATGCCCTGCTTTCGCACTTGAGAATCTCCTCCTGATCACCAACTTGACAGCTAAGGCTGAGCTTTTCAACTTCGCTTCAGACGAATCAGCCGCGACCATAGCCAATAATGTAATAACTCTGGCTGTGGACACCACAGCCATGTCTGCTGCCGATGCCTTGCAGATCTGGGCCTATGTGCCGGTTCAGAATACTTCATCTCTTGACATCCTGGGTGTTGAGGAGTCATTCGTCCGGGACACCCACATGGAGAGGGTGTTCGGTCCAGAGCCCATAACAGATCAGCAGGGAGTAAAAACCTCCACTGTCTACAAGCGTAGAAGCCAGATAAAAAACCTGATCGGCTTGAACTCTGAGGTCAGGATCGATTGCGAGGGGATGAATACTGTCGCTGTTCAGCTGAGTGGGACATGGGCAGGTACCATTTCCTTTGAGGCCAGCGTCAATGGAGCTGACTTCACCCTTATAGCAGGAGCAGCTATATTTGCTAACGCCGGAGTCACCACTTCAGGCGGGTCAGTGGTCACCTCATCGACAGCAAATAATATCTTTTCGTTCAACTGCGCGGGGATAAAGTATATTAGATGCAGGTACTCCACCTACACATCTGGGATCTGCTCTGTAGCAATGGCAGCAGATGCAGCTCGGCCTGCCCAGACTTTCCCCACTTCGCAAACCACATCAGATACTAACTTTGCGTCCTCGGTTGGTGGAACTCCGCTGTACTCTCCATCGTTCATTGAGCAACTCCAACAGATTATAGCTCCTTCTGTTAGCCCACCTCAGCCAACCGCTTACGCTGACAACAAGTATGCGAGATACCCTCAGAAGTACAGAAGGCTGAGGGTAGAGGTAGGAGCTTCACAAGGCCTCCCACTCGCCCAAGAAGAGAACACGAATAAGCTCCTGGTAGCAATGCCGGATCTTGTTACAAAAATAGAAGAGTTGCTTCTGCAACAAGCCCTGACCAATAGCTTGCTGGCTCAGGCATTTAACCTGCCCCTCCCGAAGGGGTTCACAGAATTTAGATAAGGAGTATTGTCATGCAATGTGATCTCAGAGAAGGAATGGTAACTATCGGAGCAGGGGCTATGTCTGTTGCCAGGGCAGGAAGGACTGGCGCTCTCATTACTGCTTCAGGCCATGGTGCTTTCACCGAGCCAGCTATGAGAGCTGGCATCATGGAGGCTTGCACCCCGGTTGCCGGTGTTGCCCCTGGTACCGCCCTGTCCACTACGCCTCCGCTGGCTTTGTGGAACCCGCCATCTTCAGGTAAGAACTTGTTCATCCTGAAAAGCTATATGGGTTACATCTCTGGCACCCTCGGCGGCGGCTCTATCGTCTATGCGATCGTCCCGTCCCAGGCCACTGTCCCGACAACTGGTACTGAGCTTATCCCTCAGTGCAGCATGATCGGTATGCCAAGAGGAGTAGGCCGCGCTTTCCAAGGCTCAACCTTGGCAGCTACCCCGACCATCCTCAGACCAGCCTTCGTGCTTGGTGCCTTCGTTGGAACGACTGCAGTTCCACCTGACCCGGCCCTTGATCTGGTTGATGGTGCCATCTGTGTCACCCCTGGCTCTGTCCTCTGCATGCAGGGTATTGCCGGTGCCGGTACCACTCCGTTGGTCCTGCTCTCCCTGGTTTATGAAGAAGTGGCGATATAAAGATCGTAGATCTGGCTGCTTTATGCAGCCAGATCCACTTATGGAGAAGACAATGTTGAAACCAGCTATAAAGTCCCTTGAAGGGCAGATGTTTCTTTTGCTCATGGTTGCCGCTTCCACAGCTGTCACACAGCTCACCGGGGTAGACCTGTTGGCTCTTGGTAACCATGCTATAAATGCCATGGCTGGTAACGTGTCTCCAGAGGACACGCTCCTTAACGCAGCCAAGACGGCCAAGGAAATGGCAGAGATATACCAGGCCTCTCGTCAGGAGGTTTCCTCAATAAAAGAGATTTCTGATATGGGAAGTCTTGGAATTCTTCTGACTTTCGTTTATAAGATTATGGTGTATTTTACCGGAAGCAGAACTGAACTCAAGAAAGCTGTCATAGAGGCAGTGAAAGAAAAGGGGAAGGAAGTCGCTAATGTGTGAATTAAGAAAACCGCAAGATGGACTGTATTCAAAAATAGTAGCCTTCCTTCTCGTAGGAGGGCTATTTACTTTTGGGCTGGCTTTTATAATCAACGCCAGTGATTACGACAGGGGATCCTTCAACCACTGGGTCGACGCCGACAACGACGGATTCAACACCAGGGCCGAGGTTTTAATAAATCAGGCCCTGACAGTTAATGGTTTGAAATTACTGTCAACAGATGGTAATAAGATTGTATCTGGGGTCTGGGTCTGCCCATACACCGGGGACGTGATCATGGACCCAGGCAAGATGGATGTCGACCATGTGGTTCCGCTCGAGTGGGCCTGGAATCACGGGGCGAATGTCTGGTCAGATGGGAAGAGAGAAGAGTTTGCCAACGACCCAATTAACTTGTTCGCCGTAGCCGCAGATGTGAATCGATCGAAGGGCGCCAAAGGTCCTGATGACTGGCTTCCTCCGAACCTCAGGTTCACCACGGTTTACCTCTACAGGTTTGAGGAAGTTGGCAAGAAGTATGGTCTTACTGGATGTGACTTTAATAATCTGATTCAGGAATATCAAACCAAGAAGAAAGGGATCAACCCGTAACTCATGTCATCCATACTGGTAAAACGAGGAACAACAGCCAAGCTCTCTACCTACGTTGGTGAGAAAGAGGAACTTACCATGGACACCGACAAGAACATTCTTGTTCTACAGGATGGTGTCACTCCAGGAGGAAATCCTGCTGACGTGGTGAACATGCTGTCTGTTGGTGAGCTTCGTGGTCTGTCAGTAAACAGCAATGCGATATTAATTCCAGCCGGCCACTCGTTAGATACCCCAGCAGTATCTACAGACTCCCTGAAAGGCAGAGCGTCTGCCAGTAACATAGTCACAGTACCAACAGGTCATTATCTTAAGGCGGACAAAGGCGCACTGCAGGTGCCTGGAACCGTAGTGCAGGTTGTTACGGTCAGGTATGACACCCAGTCTGTATTGTCTATCCCGGCGTCAACGACACCTACTATTCTAACAGGCCTGAACCTTACAATAACCCCTAAGTACTCTACCAGTCTTCTCCTCATGCAGTGGCATATCCACGGAGAAGGTAATGAAAATACGTGCTTTGTTATTTGTAAGGGAGGAGCATTAATAACCACAACTCCTGTTGGGTATAACTCAGTTTCAGGCAACGTAGGCGGCTCGTGTATATCCAACGGCGTCTACGACCAAAATACTGACAGTACCCCTTTCACCTTTCCAGTAAACTATTCAGCCACAGCTGGAGCGACGACAGCCATGACATTCGCTCCTGGGGTGAGAAACGGAGCTGCTGCTAGTTTCTCGGTGAATAGAGCACTGTCGTATACCCCATCAACGGGTTATTATTATGAGGCCGGTGTGTCTTCAGGCTGGATAATGGAAATAGCAGTTTAACAGAGGAAAACAATGGCAGATATGTCAGCAGCCCTCCTGTCTCTAAAGCCAGGAAGGTCTTGGATACTTGAGAATAATGAATACTCCAGATTGTTTTGGAATGAGCCGAATGAGGATCCTCCAACCGAAGCAGAACTCCTGGCTGAGATGGCTCGTCTCAACGCATACGAGGAGTCCATATCCTACATAGCCAAGAGGAAAAAAGAGTATCCTCCTGTCGCGGATTACCTGGACGCTGTGGTTAAAGATGACAAGAAAGCTATTCAGGACTATATTGACGCCTGTAAAGCCGTAAAGGCTAAATATCCAAAACCAGAATGAGGAGAAAGTTATGAGAGGTCGGGTAATTTTGATGTGTCTGTTGTCGTTGTTTCTGCTGCTGGCCGGCTGCCATAAAGGCGATGGAGACGACAAGACCCCAACCGGCGGCGTGAAGACTACCGGGGTTCAGGACGATGACGACAAGCTGTTTGACGTAGACGAGGAGTTTGGGCCTGGAGGAGGGCCAGAAACCACTGCCTCTGCTGTGCCGGTGGCCGGAACCAACATGATCGGCAGTTACCTGTCAGCCCAGCAGGGTGGCCAGGCTGTGAAGACCACCAACACCTACGCCGTGGCCAACGGAGGGAGGCAGTCCTTCCGCCTGAGTCCACGTTTTGGATACCTTGGCCAAACTGCGGTTGTGGTGTTTTCTGACATGCCTCGGGTTGGCTACAGGATCAAGCTCAACTATGCGAATAGAATACGGTCCGGAACCCATAACGGATTTGTCTTCAGGAACAGCCCAATAGGCGGCTACTTCGCCCACAGTCCTTTTGGGCGCCACCCAAGAACCCTTTACCTGTACTACTGATATGGACATCTGGGAAGATCCAACTTCTGATCATGTAGAGTACTCGAAAGGGTACAAGTACCAGCTTCGCCGGCCGATGTCGGTCTACACCCCGATCATCGGTTTCAATATCCAGACTGATTGGATCCGCCTGGACACCTTTGGCCAGCTCACCCTGGCCAGAGGTTATGCCTCTGACGGCCCGTCTGGGCCTTCTGTTGATACCAAGTCGTTTATGAGAGGTGCATTCGGGCACGACGGCCTGTACCAGCTTATCAGGGAAGGTCATCTCCCAGCTAAATGTAAGGCTCTTGCCGATCGGTTCCTCCACGATCAATGTGTCGTCGACGGCATGTGGAAGTTCAGGGCGGCCTATGTAGAGGAAGGCGTTTGCCGGTTCGGCGGATCAAGCATACTCCCAAGCGGAGGCAAGGAGGTTCTAATAGCACCATGAAGGAAAAAATGAACGTGAGTAAAGCCTATTTCAAACACCTCGAAGAGATAGAGGGTCGTGACAGTAATGTTTATCCTGACTCCGGAGGTGAGCCAACCATAGGTATTGGACATCTGCTTACAAATTCTGAGCGTAAGTCAGGTAAGATCATCATCGGTTCCGCCCCGGTTAGGTATGCTGGCGGTCTGACAGACAACCAGATTGAGGCCCTGGCCAAACAGGACTCCTGGGTCGCTGTCAAGGCAATCAATGACTTGGTCAATGTTCCTCTCACACAAAACCAATTTGACGCCCTGGTCAGTTTCGTATTCAATATCGGTACTGGGAAAGCAGGGTTTGCTGGGTCAACCCTTCTCAAGAAGCTGAACCTCGGTCTCTATGAAGAGATCCCGGCCCAGATGCGGAGATGGGTTAGGGACAATGGCAGGATAGTCGAAGGCCTGATCAACAGGCGAGAGAAAGAGATAGCTCTCTGGCTCAAGAAATAAGAAAAGGCCCGGTGGATCTCTCCACCGGGCCTTCTTGCTTTACGCCCAACCCTCGATTATAAAATCCTCTTTGACAGGTATCATCAGATCCCTCATGGTAGGATCTGCAGCCTTAGAAGTTCTCAGTTTGAAGATGTGGCTCCACTCAGGAAGTGATGCCGTGATCCAAATCTCAGTCATGGTACTGTTCGGTAGCAAGTCCCTGGCCTCCTGTGGGCTCTCTCCATACTCCCTGGACATCCGGTACCGCTCTTCAGCCGCCTCCATTCCAGCAAGCCAGTTGTCATATTTCGGGTTATGCTCTTCTTTACCGCGGAACCGGATTGGCTTGATGAAGGATATTCCTTTGGTGTGGTCGACGTATCTTTGTGAAAGCTGACCAAAGGACGCGGGCCGGTGTCGGACCATCTCATGACTCATGGCCCGGTTGGTGATGAACTGAACCGTGACTGCCTTGGCCCACCAGGGGATTTCCTCCCCCTTCAGCTGGTTGCTGCGATACACGTCCAGCTGATCTACCGTGGAAAATCCTGATGCCTCCATGAAGGCCCGGTAGTTCCCAGCATAGACAATCTGCCCGTCGTGCACAGCAGAGTGGATGAATTTTGATTTCTCAAAGATCCTCTGGGGGATTTTGCAGGTTATGACAAGCTGAGAGTGCTCGATCATGGCCAGATGTTCATTCATAGTTAGCTTATCAATCATTGCCCGATATGATTCAGCAGTCTTCTTGTCCTGAGACTGATAGCATACCCGGGCCACGTCCTCAACCCTTCCGAGGGCCTCGATCTTCTCCTCCGGACACTCCCCGATCACCTTATGGTACTGCTCAATAACCTTGATCATTCCATCCCTCCCATTTTATCCAAAAGATCTTCAACTTCCCCTTCAACGCATGCCTCGTACAACTCTTCCGAACAGGGAGGGTCATCCATGTTCTCATACATCCAGACGATGTAGTCTGGGTCGATCTGTGACACCTCCAGTGGAGTGTCACCCTGGTATTTTCCAAAAGTGAGTTGGGTTTTGTCTATCTCTTCAAACTCTTGCATGCGGCACCTCAAACCTGAATATGCATTGGGGTTTCAGCTGAGTTGATCTTGTCGATCCCCAGCTCTTCGAACAGCTCCTGTTTCAACGTATCGACTTTCTTATTATGGATATCAGCTGCGCCCTCAGCCAGGCATGCCTGCGCCATACCGGCCTCATTCGAGTAGATCCTGATATCCTCAACCAACTTTCTAATCTTTCTACGGTCCATGGTTACCACCTTTTCCGGTTGAGCCGGCGATCGTCCCGACTGTCGGCGTCTTCAAATGTTGATGGGTCCATAGTCCCAGCTGCCAGTCTCTTTACGAATGACTTACCAACCGCCAGGCCACTGTCATACCCAAGCTCACGGCCGATGCTCTCCGCATCTCTTGCCAGTTGATTTATATTCAAAGCAGCCACCAAAGTCCACTGAGGAACCTCCCACGACTCCCCGGAAGCTGTCCCTTTGTACTCACTCACGTACTGAAACCCCATTCTACCCGTTCCTGCTACCATCGGGTGGTACATAGGGTATCGCTTGTGGTCTTCAGCAGATGGTCTTCCAGCCAGTTTATAAATCATGTGGATGACTTTCTCCACATCTCCTTTGGGTGGCTCGAGCCACCCACCGACCCAACCCATAGGATCTTGTATTCCTAAATCTGGTTCCATTATCTCCTCCGTTTCTTGACGAACACCATCTCACCTCGCCTCGCAATCAGCAGCCGCTCGGCCGTATCAAAGGACATTTGGAATCTACCGGCCAGGCCCCACTTCTTACCCCAGTTGTTCAGGCAGGAGAGCATCCTGGTCCGGATGTTGATCCCGTAGAAGAGGTAGGCATGCCTGCCGATCACCCTCCCGGTCGGCCTGACAGCGCCAAATCGATCCGGAAAATTCATACCCTCGGTCCAGACGGTCCCCACCCCAACCGGGCCAACATACGCCAGACCTTCCAAGAAGGTCCGGAAATCAAACGACCACTCATAACCATCTATCTCTTCAAGCGCCTTGGCCTGCTTCAAGATGGACAGGATTGACGTTCCCTGTGAGATCGGGTCTGCTCCTGGGTACTCTCCTCCAGGGAACCGGTCGTTCTCCTGAGCCGGCCAGTAGAGCTTTTCAATAGCAAAGTTGGCCGAATATTTCTTCGGGTCGCCGATCCCAGGCTCATTCAGCAGCAGGTGTGTCATCATGAACGCACCACACCCTCCAGTAATGCCCTGGTCAAGACAGGTGGGCGCCAACCACTGCTTCGATATCAGCGGCCTGTCTGGCCCAACCTCGGCCAGAGATGTTGATACAGGGTAATCCCTGCTCTCCTCATCAAACTCCACGAGGCTGGCTACTCTCGGGTCCCAGGTCTTGCTTCCGTCTCTTAATGTGAGTTGTTCCATTAACTTCTCCTTACTTGTGTATTAATCCAGCAGCTTTTCTAACCTTAGACTGACAGTTTGGGCACATCAGCCAGTCAGTTACTCTGTTGACGTCCATTGTTTTTAGAGACAGAGCAGCCCAACCGTGGCTGAGTGTGTTGTAATCAACAGTTCCTTTGAACTCCTCCTCGACCCCACAACCCCTGCAAGTGAGCATGGTGTACGACACCAGCTCCTCCCTCGGTACCGTCTCAATTCTTTTTGTCGTTGATATTGCAAGCCCACTCATCGGTCGTCTCCACCCAGCAGCATGGTTATTTCATGACACAGGGAATCAATTATTACTCTCAACTTATGGTTGTCTGAACTGTTCTCACGGGGAATAGTGCACGACACCGACTTGTCACAGACAGTGAGGTAGAAGTTATGCCCGTCGATGACAACGGTTTTCTTCTTACAGTCCTCCACCTCCATGTCGTTTGGCTTGACGGGCTTCATCAGCCCGCCCCTGACATCAGCTATCATCATGGAGAAGTTCGCCACATTTACAGCCTGCCGCAGAACATCGTCAGACTTGCCGTGCTTCAGGGCCTGATCCAGCTCACAGAACTTCGACTGCATCCTGTTCAGCAGGTACTCAGCATGGATGGTTTTCCACCCTGTTGCTCCGTGTTTCGGATCTTTTTGCTGGAGCTTCTTCTCCATAGCCTCAGCAAATCTTTCAACTTCGGTTCTTTTTACCATCTTCCTTTTTCTCCTCAGTCTCGCATTTGCACTTCTTTCCGTAGAGCTTCGCTCCTCCACACTTGTCACAGTTGGTGTAGGAAACTCCACCCCTCATGTAATCGCCGCCGGGCCCGCAAGGACCCATACTGCAGTCCTTGCAGGGCTTACCTTGTCCGCACATCTCAGTCTCCTTACTTGTTTCGGTTTGCTTCCTTCACATTGAGGATATAATCCAGATCATCAGCCACGGTCTTGTCATGCCGGATATCGCCATCGATACGGGCGTGGTCGAAGGACCGGATGTCAGTCTTCGCAGAAGTGGAAACTGCGTTGAAGGTGACGGTGATGATCCGGCCGATCCAGGTCTCAGGATCTCTCATGCGCTGCTCGTCGGTGAGCCCCGACACCGACCCAACCAACTTACCGCAAGACGACTGAGCAATCAAGGAGCCAATGCACTTCTCATATTTTCCGCCGGCGTCCCCTGGATTCCAACCGGTGATGAGAACTTCCGCCTGCTTTTCCGCCTTGAGTTTGATCTGCTTCGAGGAGGTTCCGTCTGACCACAGGGCTGTAGGATCTTTGACGATCGTCCCTTCCAGATCCATCTTTCTTTTCTCAGCATAGTGGGTCCAGGCCTCGTCCTTGTTTCGAACCAGACGAGTCTCGATGACCCGGACACCATTTCCATTTCTACAGGCTGCCAGGAGATTGTCCAGGCGTTTGCCGTAGGTGATTGAGCAGGAACCTTTCCGGAAGTCATCGATCGGGATCATGTCCCAGAGCTCGAATCGAATTCGCTCACATTCCTCCTTGCTGATATGGCCGTGGATGGCTTTCGAGATGATGGCGTTGCCCTGTGCCCGAGGCATGACCACCCCACATTCATCCAGGACCAGGGCCTCCCCCATGTAGACGAAGTCAGCAGGCATGCCTACGAACATCGGATCAGTCACTCCCAGGAAGTCCAGTTTGTTACCCTGCCTGGTGGTGTATGAAGTTCCCTCTGCAAAGTGGAGGATGTTGTTGAACATGCCGTCGGCCTTGAGCTGAGACCAGGCACCATCCTTAAAATTGATCTTGTCTATCTTGTCATACCCCGAGCACCGGCAGTATGGTGAATACGGAACCAGGTCCGGAGCAACCTCGATGACGGTCTTGATATCGAACCCGGCGTCGACCCGACCCCGGAGGATCCGATTCACGACATCCAGGTGAGCTGGTGACTGACTGGCCAGCCCGGCCAACTCCACCTTGTCCTTCTTGTTCGCAGCCGGCTTATCATTCAGATAATCCAGGAACTCGAAGACATCCCCCTCAATGGCGTCAGTCAGGGCTACCCTGGCCACCTTAAAAGTCTTGCTGGTATCCAGAGCATACTGGATGAATTTTGCGAAGATGGGGATGTCCAGATATTCCTTCAGGAGGATCTTCTTGGTGGCCTTGTTTGCTACAGCAAGTTTGTCCAGTCTGGTGATGATTTCGTATGCTTGGTCAGTATTCATAATTCTCCTTTATAATATTTTTACTAAAAGATCTCTGAGTGCTCTCGCTTCTACTTCTTCCAGGAAAATACTGGGGCCGTACTCTCCGTTGTACTCCACATGCAGGGATATTCCCTCCCGATAAGGTTCTCCTCTGTTGTCAGAAACCACCCTGAGTGAGTCTCCTCCTTCAGCCATGAACGTGACTGACTTTTCAGTTCTGAATATCCTCATTGGCTACCTCTGTCTGCTAATGGTTCTTCCAAAAATCCACGCTTGCCTTAGTTTTTCGTTGAGGGTGAAGTCCAGGTCCCTCTCCCGGTGGAACAGCCAGTCCAAAATCCTCCAAAAGAGTTTCATCTTGCCCTCCTGTCAGTTACCCCTGACCTCCGCTCTTTATCACACACCACCCCAGCCAGCTTCTCAACGAACACTCGCAAGGCCCCAAGATCCCCACCGTTCCACAGTATCTCGTCACCGGGCTTGACCGTGACCCCTGCCTCTGACCGATGACCAGAGTATTCGTTCACCTCGAGGTACCGGCCGGTGATGTGGATTATTGTCCCGCCCAGCTCCCTGATCATTTCCGCCTCATCATTGAAGCGGACGTCGTCTATGACGATGTTCTTATCAGTGCTCATGATCTTCTTCTTCATGAGCTTGAGCCAGATGCCAGGGAAATGAGCTCTCAAGCACTCAGTGCCGAGGATCTGTAGGGCCTGCCTGGGTGAGATCTCCCAGTCAGGATCAACAGCGTTTTTCCCTTCCATGGTGTAGAGCTGATCCTGGCTGAACCCGAAGAGGATCCGAGCAGCATCCTTCAAGGGTTTTGCAAAGGACTCCAGCTCATATCCTCGCAGCAGCATAGCCGCAGTTGTCTTTCCTGAGCCCATCGGGCCCGCCAATCCGATCAACATAATTCTCTCCTAAAAGTAAATTCCGAAATAAATGATAGCCACCGCAGCAGCGCAGAATGCTATCCCAACGTATAATGGTAATTTTTCCATTGTGTTCACCAGGTCATTATTAATCCAACTGCGATTTCCAAGGCTATTCCAGAGAACATCATCCCTAGGATCAGCCACAGCTCCTCTCTGTTTTGACCTTCCATATCACGCCTCCAACAACTCCCTGATTTCTGCCTTGTCGGTGATCTCCCGGGTTGATGAGATACCGTTTCCGTCCATACTGACGCAGTATATCTTGTCACCGTACTCAGCCAGCTCAGGACTATGCGTTGTCAGAAGGATCTGGAAGCCAAGTTTTTGACACAAAGACTGCAGCATCTCCCCGGCCAGGGCCTGTTTTCCCACTTTCAGAGCTGCAGTCGGCTCGTCCAGTGCCAAAAATTTGTCACGCTTACCCTCCATGATGATGAAGGCTGCTCGAAGAGCAATGGCGATGATGTTGGCCACTCCCAGACCTGAGTTTCCCAACGGATCGACCTCGTGGCCATTCTTCACCAGGATCAGATCAGCCTCAGTTGAGTTTCTCCTGGTTACGAACTTGACCCGGAACTCATACTCCTCACCGTGCACGATATGCAGGGCAGTGGTCACCACCGTAGCAATGACCCCTGACACCTGCTCCTGAGCACGGTTGGCCGCCTTGGTGAAGAACGCCAGTCCTTCTTTGCTGAGGGAGAGGTTACGATCTGCCAGCCCCAGCTTTGCGACTGTTGAACCAAGGTTGGCACTGGCCACATCCCTGTTCAGGATGGCTTTATTGAGCAGCGATCTGTAGCTTTCCAAGGAACTCATTCTCAAAGTCCTCCTTCATCTTCAGAAGATTTTCCTGCTTCTCAATCAACTCAGCCTCGACTTGCTCGATCTCTTTATCAAGGTCCTCGACAGTGTCATGTTCAAACTCAGTCTTGAGTCTGTGCATGAGCATTTCCAGGCGGCCCTGCTCTTTTGATTTGTTCTCCTGGCCCTTCTTGATCATTGCCTTCCACTTCTCAATCTTCTCTGACATGGTCCATCACTCCTTGTATGAATAGTTTCAGTTCTGATTTGTCCTCTCCCAGCTCGTCTACTCCTTTTGTGACTATCTGAGAGAACGTCGGCCGGCTCGTTCCGGAGAAATCCATGGACAGTACAAACCTCTCCAGAAGAAGGCTGTTGTCCACTGACTCCTTGATCCTTGCAGCCTCCACGATCCCGGACAGGTCGAAGACACCCTCCTCGATCGGGATGGGGACCTCGGTGACTTCCTTCCCTTTAATCCACCAGCAGCTGGGCTTGAAGTCCTTCTTATCAATGGATGCCCTGAGCATCGGCCCGGTGTTTACCAGGGTGCAGCCTTTATATGTGATCTTGAACTTCTCATGGAAGTCCCCGGTGATGATGAAATCGAATCCTGGGTGGCTGTCTATCATTTCCATGGCGGTCACAGCTGACAACCAGGGAGGCGGGGTGTGCTCGGTGACAGTCTCGTGAGCCATCAGGATGTTGATCCCGGTGTCTCCTGGAACTGGGTACTCCTCACCCCAGGATCTTCCGTACAGATTCACCCCGCCGAAGTACTCAACAGGTGACACCAACTTGATGAGCCCGGCCTCGATCAGGGTCCCAAGCTGTGATCTCTGCAGATCCAACTGGTGAAATGCCTGGTCGTGGTTGCCGCTGACACAGAACACCCGGACATTTGGGTAGCGAAGAAGTAGATTGATAATCGCATTCAGAAACCATATTGGCCCTGACGACTTATCAAATACGTCCCCGGCAATCCCCAGCATTGCGCCTCTTTCCTCTGCAGTTTGCAGTAGAAACTCCAGCTTCCTGAGACCAACCATCGGGTAATCATCTTTCCGGAACCTGGGGGTGTTGGCAGACAGATGCAGATCTGCTGCGAAAATCCAGTTCGGTTCTATCATGCCTCCTCCTCAATTATTTGCCCGCAACTTTCACACAGGGCGCCCATCTCCAGCAGTGCAGACTTTGCTGTGGAAATGTCATTTTCGGCCTCACTTACAAGGCCACGGGCCCTAGAGATGGCCTCTAGTAATTGCAAGTACTTAGACAGTTCTTGCTGTTTCAATTCAGCGTTTTGGATGTCTTCCAAAGTGGCGTGGGCCCTAGAAAGACATTCGAACTTTCCGGTTTCTGTTTCATGGATCTGAGTAGACAGTTCCCTGGCCGGTGCCAACGCATCCTCATCGGCCGCAACATCCAGTTCCAACGCAGCCATCTGTGCCAACTTCACAAACATAACGTCCAGATCCTGGAACCGGGCCTGGGCCTCGATCAGCCCCCGAAGCTCATCCCTTATAGCCTTCGATTGCTGAAGTCTTCCAGCCATTTTGGATACTTCCCGGTCAGCAGCCTCCATACTGTCGATGTCAATTTCGCCAAGAAAATCAAAACGAGCAAGATCAACAGCAGTAAGTTGAACACGGAGGTCAGTAGCCACTCTGCGGCGCTTGGTCTGTTCCTCCACCTCTCTTTCCAACTCATCAATAACCTCCAGTTCCTTTTCAATTTTTTCGTAATCCGGATAGATAGCAACCTTTTCTGCTGTGGATTTTACATCCGCCGAGAACGCCCTGGCCATGTTGATGGCCACGGTGTCTGCGTTGATTGAAGACTCTGTGTTCTCCATCCGGTACATGCTGGCTACTGCCTGATCGATGACGCCAGAGTGCTCTTCAATATACCCCTCGAACTTTTTCACATCTGCGGTCAGACCCTTCACCTCTTTGTCGTACAACGAGATGAGTTCGTTGGTCCTCTTTATGGCGGAGTCTGAGTCAGAGATACCGGCAACTTCATTTATCCTCTTTGCAACCGCACCAGGAGATGCCTGGAGCAGGAAGTACTGGTCGACCTGGGCCTGGATGTTGGTCTCATCCAGGTTCAAGATGTCAGTGACCTCCTCCGGCACAGCAGCACCCAAGGCTGCGAGATTGGTGCCATTCACGGTGTAGATGTTTTTCCCTTTACCTTTCAGCCTGGTAACTTCCTTTGCGCCTGAGGTGATGGCAGTGACCCGGGCCACTTTCTCCCCCTCCCAAGGGATCATCTCGTCTCCCCTTGGGTTGTTGGTTGCTACCCACCGGATAGCCCTCTGGACAGAGGACTTTCCGTTGTCGTTGGACCCGATCAGAGCGGTGAGTCCAGGGCACAACACCACCTTGGACTTCTCATGGGCCTCATAACGCATTTCTAGTTCACTTAGCATCTATCATCCTCCCATAAATGAAGTCGGAGTATGTCTTGAGCAGGCCTCTGACAGTGAGCTGAACGGTAATGAGGGCGTCACCACTCATACGTACTACCTTTCGCTTTCCACTCGTCAGCACCACAGTCTGTAGATCCACAAAAGTATCGGCAGAGACTTTCACCACAGCGTTAGCCAGATCGAGTACCTGAGCAGAGCTGTTTATCTCAGGATCTTCTGAGAAGTAATTCTTGACATCTCCATTAACCACCAGGATCTGTGTAAAGTCACCATCGGTCTCGTAAAAGAACTCTTCAGCTACTCCAACCAGCTTCATTACCACTATTGTTTCAGGAAAATTTCCTGCGTCCCAGGAGGCGTTCAGCTCCTCCAACACTCCCTGCTTCGCTCTTACTACCACCACCCTACCGGCGTCCCTTGTTGGCAGGCACAACTCACCTCCCTGACTGATGCTGAAAACTTTCATGGCATCTCCTTCATAAGACTGCCCCACCCAACCATTAGGCATTCTATCACTGACTGGATGTCTTCTTTGGAGTTTCCTGTAGTGGTAAAGACTCCAACGTGGTTCTCAAGGTCCCACTGCTTGCCCTTCATCTCGCCCAGCTTCCTGACATCCACTATCTTTATGACTCCCAACTCGTGATAGTGGATCAGGACCAGGCCTGGAACCCCAGCCATGGCCCATCTGTGCATCAGGGGAAACTGCCGGAAGTGCCGGAGGATTTTCTTCTTGCCGCCAACGCTCTTGCACTCGAAGTAAAACCCTCCGGTCTTCACTGAAGAGATGAAGAAGTCAGCATTCTGGGCCTTGATGATGTTCCTGGCCGACCTGGTATCAGGCAAGCGATCACAGGCCATATCGATCCTGTTCTGCTTCTTGAACCAGTCCTCGGTCAGATCTTCAAGGTATTTCCCATCATTTGACTTGCTCATTCCGTTTCTTCTCCTCTCTTTCTTCTGTTTTCTTCTCTTCCTTGAGGAACGCTTCCACGAAACTCCACGCAGCCCTGTACGCTTTTATGGATGCTTCTTCATCAAAGGTCGCGTTGTATCCTATACCCTCCAGAAAAACGAGCATAGCCCTGAACCTGAGATCTGCTTCAAATCCCAGGCCAGACTGAACCAGTACTCCCTCTACTGATTCAGTCACACAAGGCTGAACGGTACAAGCCTGGCCTGCCTCTTCCATCTTACGGACAAGCTCTTCAGTGGTTGATACCAGAGGCTCCATCAGGCCATTCAAATAGGTAAGGGAGTTGTTGATTTTCTCAAGATCACCCATGTTTTTATGGAGGACATCCTCAGTATATTTGAGCCTTGTCTCCAGTGATGCAAGTCTTTCTACTATGCTGCGTTCTGACATTTCAATCCCTCCGCAATCTCCATTAATTTTTCAGCATCGAACTTGGTGCCGATGTTGATCAGGGAGCCAAAGTTGTTTCCTATCTCTATCGAACTCTCAATAGGAACTTCCATCGTGCTGTATTTCTCCAGCATAATTTGATGTGCCTCTCTCAAGAACGGTACCAGATCCTTCTTCGTAACCCAACCATTTACCTCATCGTGCACCGCCATAGCGTAGCCGGCCTCGTACCGCTCGAAGATCTGACGCTCCCAGAACTTCCTCTGAACCTGTTTGATCTGCTCTCCAGCAGGAGACTGGATCTCGAAGTTTATTCCAGATCGGATCTCATGCTCGTCCTTCCAGGTTCCTTCGAATATCAGATGCTTTCTGGCTCCCATGAGGGTAACTGCGAACTTGTCTCTCAGGAGTCGTGCTTTCACTTCTTCCTTCCACTCTGCTACTCCTGGGAAAGCTGCAGCTTTCGCAGCAATGATTTCCCGGGCCAACTCCACGGTGATCAGAAGTTTCTCAGCCAGGCCCACTTCTGTCTGGCCGTACACATCACCAAAGTTTACTGCCTTGGAGTCGTTCCTGGCCTTCTTCATCTCCTTCTGGAAAGGCGCTTCCTTATCGTCATACCCAGAAGCAATCTGCTCGTAGGTGAACGTCTGGCCAGAAAGAGCAGCAACCTGAACCGCCGTGACTGCGTGGAGATCCTTGGCTTGGCCGTCTTTCGGGTAGCAACTCAGCATTACCGGGCACTGTGACCGTTCTGCTGTGAGCCGCAACTCCTGACCTGAGAAGTCCATCGACCACCATATCAGATCGTCCTCTGGTGGGACATACGCCTCCCTGATCGGAGACTTCTTCGACACCTGGGTGAAGTTCGGCCCAGATGGTGTTGCTCTTCTTGACGTTGCCCGACTGAGGCCGGGGTTTGCGTGGACCATACCGTCCTTGGGGTTCGGCATCTTCGGGTATGGTTTCAGGTACAGGCCGAAGTCAGTCTTCAACTCCTTGGCCTTTATCAGAAGCAACAGGAGTTCCTCTTTCTCCTTGTCACCGTTCAGGTCGTACATGATGGCGTGGCGGATTGCCGATTCGTTGCCTTTCGGATTTCCCACCGCCGTTCGACCCTCTAATCTGGCTTTCTCTCTCATTTTAT